CTTCGTCGGCGTCTATTGCCCGGCTTGTGGGTATGACGATGCTGACTACTCGACTCCAGCAACCTTACGCGAGATAGTCAATCCGCTGATTGAGGCATGTAATGAGTTCCTCGCGTAGCCACGGCGGAGCCCGCAACGGCTCAGGGCAATCATGCCCGCAGAGAGAGGAGGAGGAAGAATCATGCAAAGGCAAGCCAGAATTGAATCAAGTTCCGGTGGTGCATACACGGCCCATACTTGGAACAACCGGACGGGTGAACATGCGCATGAACTCGTCTCAATGGACAACGGCGAGCATTTAGCCGTGTGGCCCCAACACGATGGCCCTGACTTTGACGGTTACTACGCTGTTGGTCCAGACGGGGTAGTGCGCGGCTCTGACCGCCAAGAATATAACGAGTACCGATCCGCCCGATTCAGGGCTTGGTGTGGGGACTGGCGTAACCACTGAGCGGGGCACAGTCAGCATATAGAGAGGAGAGGATACAATGACACACCCTTGGGAAGATGTCGGAGGGACACCGTGCCCGGAGTGTGGGGCACCGACAGGCACCGTGATGCGCCACTCTGAAGAGGAGCGGCCGTCCGGTCCAATAGAGATGCAGTACAGCTTCTATAGGGTCGAACCCCATGCGCGGATGGGCAATGTGAGCAACCGAGAAGACCACTGGGTCGGCATCTATTGTCCAAGCTGCGGGTATGACAATGCCGATTATGAAAAACCACTGAGTTCGCGGGAGTGTTTGAAGCAGATATGTGACGACCTGACCAGGGTCTGCCAAATACTCAAGTTGACCTATCATTGATCCCTCTGACCCTAGCATTGATCGGCGCACAGGACTAAACAACAAAGGGAGCAATCATGATACCACTTCACCTTGAAATGAGTAACTTTATGTGTTACGCGGGCGCATCCCTTTCCTTCGACGCCATCCACCTCGCTTGCCTCACCGGTCAGAATGGTCATGGAAAGTCGGCCATTCTGGATGCCATGACTTGGGCGCTGTGGGGCAAGGCCCGCACTCAGAGGGACGATGACCTGATGCGCCTGGGCGAGACGGAGATGTGGGTACAGTTCGATTTCGCCCTGGGCCCCAACCGGTACAGGGTGCTGCGCCAACGGCACAAGGTAGGAAGGGGAACCTCCACCCTGCAATTTCAGATCAGGGAGGGAGCCAACTACCGAGCGCTCACCGGTGACACTATGAGGGACACCCAGGACCTGATCATTAAAACGCTGCGCATGGAGTATGAGACATTCATCAACTCCGCCTTTCTCGTACAGGGCAGGGCAGACGAATTCACCACGAAGGCACCGGCGGAGAGGAAGAAGGTTCTGGCTGACATCCTGGATCTATCTCTCTACGACACGCTAGAGGAGCGCGCTAAGGAACGCAGCCGGGAAGCCAATCAGAACTTGCAGCTAATCGAGGCCGCTATAGCGCAGATGGAACAAGAACTAGCTCTGCGCCCTGAGCATGAGAGGGAGTTGGAAACCGCAGAGGCGGACGCGAAGAGCCTAACGGAAGAGTTGAAAGCGGCTCAGGAGAAGTTGGCGGAACTGCGGGAGAAGGGCGCGGAGCTGGAGCAGAAACGCGCGCAACTAGAGGGTCTGGGCAAGGAACTGAGCGCCCGGACTAATGAACTGGCCGTATTTGAGAAGAGGATCGCGGCCGTAGGAGAGACGGATGGGCAAGAGCAAGTGCAGATGGAAGAGATTCGCCGGCAACTGGAAGCGCTGGCGGAACTCGATCCGGAACGTGCGAACCTACAGGTTCAGATAGAAGGGCTATCTAACGAGCAAACCGCACTGAACACGGCCAATGCCCAACTGAAACGGGAGATGGACAAACTCAAATCGGAGATCGGCGTCTTGACCGGGGCGGAGGCGAAATGCCCTACCTGTCGCACGGCATTGACCGAAGAGCACCGAGACGAAGTGCTTGCAGAAATGGAAGCGGAAGGCAAAGAGAAGGCAGACCTGTATCGGGAGAACGCTGCCCGCCTGAAGGACGCGGGGACGGAATGCGGCAAAGCGCGTGACGCCCTGGGAGAACTAGAGGCCAAACTCCGGGCGGAGAAAGCACTAAGGGAAAGGGAAGTCGCACTGACTCAGGCACTAGCCGAGGCCGCCAGTCAAAAGGAACGACTGGCGGAGTGGGAGGAGGGCGCCGGGAAATTGAGGGAGGCTCTGGAAGAGGGGCAGGAAAAGCGCGTCACCCTGACGGTAGAAGTGGAGGCGCTGGAGCGCATCGCCCGGGACGTGAACGAAGAGCGCAGAAAGGCGAATGATCTGGACATTCTGGCATCCCGGGCGGCACAGCAGGTCGGAGCCGCGAAGCAGCGACTGGATCATTGCGACTACCTAGAGAAGCAGAAGAAAGAGCGTCAGGCGGAGCGCGATCAAGAGGGCGCCCGCTGGACGCTCTACGAGGAATTGAAAGTAGCCTTCGGCAAGCGGGGCATCCAGGCCATGATCATCGAGGCTGCCATTCCTGAGATCGAGGAAGAGGCCAACAAGCTCCTCAGCAGGATGACCGATGGGATGCACGTGCAGCTAAAGAGTCAGCGGGAGACGCAGAAGGGCGACATCAGGGAGACGCTGGACATCGAGGTGGCCGACTCTCTGGGCCCTAGGGACTACGGCCTGTTCTCGGGAGGGGAGGCGTTCCGAATCAACTTTGCGATCAGGATCGCCATCTCGAAGTTGCTGGCGCGCCGGGCTGGAGCGCAGCTGCGGACGCTGATCATAGACGAAGGGTTCGGCACTCAGGACGCTAGCGGTAGGGAGCGGCTGGTGGAGGCTATCGCCTCCGTGGCTGATGACTTCTCTATTGTCCTGGTAGTGACCCATGTGGATGAATTGAAGGACGCCTTCCCTGTGAGGATTGACGTATTCAAGACCCCGCAGGGTTCGCAGATAGAGGTGAGCTAGGGAGGATGGGGGATGGTAAGTGAGGAAGAGATGTGCGAGATCATGAAGGGCGTGCGATGTATTGGGCCTAATAACGCGGGCGTGAAAGAGGCCGCCCACGCTATCGCCGAAGCGATGAAGGAGGGCGTGGTGTGGGAGGGCCCTGCAAAGATCGGCAAACATGGAGGCGTAGACCTAATCAGTCCCGTCTCTGGCGAAACGTATGGTGCCTTCTCCCCCTGGCCTCCCGGTAGGCTGGAGGAGACGCCAATCGGCCAGCGCCTCCAGCTGACCGTGACGAAGGTACAAGCCCCGCAGGGATCACAGATAGAGGTAGCATAGGAGAAAGCGAATGGTTGAGCGTACTGCATACAAGACGACAACAGTACCCGTGAGCAGGAGTCAAGAAGCGATTCGCAACCTCTTGGTTAAGTATGACGTGATAGGTTGCCAGTTCACAGAGAACTTTGAGACTGGCGAGATCGTTCTACGGTTCGTCAAAAGGGTCAATGAGATACCGAGAACTGTCCGCATAGTGCTACCAACCGAAGACAACGAGAAGCAGGCATACCGGGCGCTCTACTACTGGATGAAGAGCCAACTTGAGGCGGTTGACTTTGGATTGCTGTCATTTGAGCATGTCTTTCTGGCGCACTTTGAATGGATGCTAGAGAGCGGTCAGACAGCTACTGTTGCAGACATAATTCTCCCGAGGTTATCGGCACAGGGATCAGGATGTTTGTTAGAGGCGCCGCTAGAAGACGACGATGTGCCTAATGGTGAGTTTAGGGAGGTCTAGGACGAGGGGAGCGAAAAATGAGAATCCTACACTTTGCCGACCTACAACTGGGCGTAGAGACCTACGGAAGACCTAACGGGAAAACGGGACTGAATACTCGGGTCGAGGACTTTCTGCGGGTACTGGACACTGTGATCGACCACGCCCTGGGTTGCGGGGTTGACCTGGTTCTGTTCTGTGGGGACGCCTTCGAGTACAAGACCCCCACGATGACCGTCCAGAGAGAGTTCGCATCTAGGGTGAAACGGCTCTCCGACGGGGGAGTGCCTACGATTCTAGTAGTGGGCAACCACGACCTCCCCGCGGCTATGGGCAAGGCTCATACCGTGGAGATCTTCCGGACCCTAGACGTGCCGGGGGTGATCATAGCCGACAAACCCGGAACGCACATCGTAGAGACGAAGTCGGGACCGGCGCAGGTGGTGACTATCCCCTGGCCGTTGACCAGTCACCTGCTGACCCGGGAGGACGTGAAGGGGATGAATCCCGAGGAGATCAATGAACTGATCGCGGACGTGATAGGGAAGTGCATCAAGGAAGAGGCAGCCAAGCTGAATCCTGATCACGTTTCCATCCTGGCGGCACATCTAGCCGTGTTCGGCGGGTCCTACGGGTCACAACGAAGCGTAATGCTGGGCAGCGAAGTCGTACTACCGCTGGACTCCGTATCGCTACCTCAGTTCGACTACGTCGCTCTCGGGCACCTCCACCGATACCAGGTGTTGAAGGACAGCCCGCCGGTGATCTATTCAGGGAGCCTGGAGCGGGTAGACTTTGGAGAGGAGACGGAAGAGAAAGGCTTCATAGTCGTGGACATCGACTCCAGTACCCAGATTCAGTTCGTGCCCCTGAACGCCCGAAGGTTTCTGACCATCGATGTCTCAGTAGAGGGGGCAGACCCTACAGCGCAGGTGCTGGAGGAGATCGGCAAGCACAACCTGGAAGAGACGGTCATTCGGCTGATCATTCGGGGCGACGAAGAGACGGCGCTCGGGCTCCGAGAAGGGGAGATTCAGCAAGCATTAGCGGGGGCGCACTACGTAGCCCCTATCATCAAGGATACACGAAGAACTACCCGCCTGCGGTTGGGCGACAGACCCTACGAGGAGATGACGCCCCTAGAGCTCTTAGAGACCTATCTGCAGTCGATAGGTACGGTGCCGGAGCGGATCGAGGTATTGGCAAGGGCAGCGGAAGAGTTGATGGCGGCATGATACCCGCCCTAACTAATGAGGAGGTAACACGATGACAATCCAGGAGAAAGCGATAGCTGCGTGGCACGAGCACTTGGAACAGGTAGGTGTAGACGAGGAAAGGCTTAGCGAGGAAGCCTTGAAGAGACAAGAGGAAACGGCCAAGGTAGTCGCCACCAAGTTTGAGGCTTGGTATGGGGAGCCTGCTGACAGAATAGAGGCGTCCCCGTACTTTGATACCGCTAAGATAGAATACGGCGGACTCAGACTGAACGGCTACGTCGATAATCCCAAGGAATTCTACCTGACGCTACACGGGATCTGCCCAAAGTGCGAAAGGGAGGAGCAGTCGGATACCTTCACGACGCTGTGGGAACTCGGCCGTCTGCTAGAAGAGGGCTTTGCTCCCGCAGAGTTCCACGAGTGCGGGGCAGAAGAGTAGGAATAGAGGCGGCGGCATGATAATCTGCCCCGTTCGCGACGTAGGTTTGACCATCGGTCCGCCAGTGCTGGCCGATTGGGAGAACGCTGGCTCAGGCGGCGGGGCGGCATAACGGGGGCGGCGGCGTGGCGCTTATGACACGCACCCGTAGACCGAGGGTGGCCTGAGCAATATCGGTCCGAAGAGAAGGCCATTAGCTGGGTGAAAGACCAGCCCGCCCCCACTTGAAGGAATCGCCTCTCACTTTACTTTAACAATCAGGAGGGAGCGATGGAAAGAACACTGAGCTACAAGGAAATGAGAGTTCTGGCAACGGAACCGCAACCCGAGGGCGTGATCATCGCAGACGCGGTAGACGAACTGATGGAAGGGTACGAACGGGACGAGGCAACCCTTCTGGAGGAAAGGAAGGCAATGGCTGCCGAGATCGTCAGCGAGAAGATAGAAGTCTGCAAGGCGGTCCTCGCGGACATTGAGGACCGCTACGGGTATGTGCCATTGAGGAGGGAGCGATGCCTATAGAGGGGATGGAAGAGGTGGAACAGCTTCAACGGCTGGGCCACATCAGGAGGGGATACCAGACGCAGGTCACTGGCCAGGACGGTAAACCGAAAACAAAGCCAGTGGCGACGTCATACTTCATCGTGCCCCCCGAGGTTGAAGAGCACCTGAAGGCCGAGGGCTGGATCAAGGACGGCGAAAAGCCGACCGTGCTACCTATCCATTTTCTGCTGGAGTTGGACAAAGCATTGCCCCATTTTCTCATGCAATTCGCCGGAAGTGGCAAGCTCCGCTGCTCGGGGGATGGTGCCGCGGTGTGGTTCAGGAAGTGGATGGAGAAAGAGGGCGGGAAGTGGAATGTCCAGACGCTAATCTTCGACCGTGTGGCGCGGTGGGACGCGATCACGGACCGTATGACCGAGGTCTGGAAGCGAGAGTATGGCACCGCGGAGCGGTATGGCGGGGAGGCGGGCAACACGTTTGTATGCCTCAAAGAGGAATGCCCGCAGTTCAAAAAGCGATCCTGCAAACCGACCGGATTCCTCAAGTTCGGAATCGAGGGACTGGAGCGCCAGGGCTACTATCAGATGGTCGTGCATCAATCGGCCCTGCGCCCCCTCTACTCGCAGCTCAGGTGGGCGAGGGATCTCATTGAGCAGTATTTGGGAAGGCCGACGATCCTCCACGCGTCCTATGTGATGACCATGCGCGGACCTGAGAAGATGAACATCGGCGGCAGGCCAACGGATGTATGGACGCCCTGGGTGGAACTGGAGCCGACGTGGCTGAAGAAGGCCAAGGCGGGCCGGGTGAAACTACCCTGCGCGCCGCAGATCAGAATCACGGACATCTACAACGGGGACGGGATCCCCGGGATTCAGATGGAAGACGCATTGGACATGCCGCCGGAAGTGATGGAAGACCTGAACTACGAACCTGAGGAAGAAGATGAGATCGCTGTATCGCCTGAGGAGGTTCCTAGCCCTGCGGGCGCCTAATTGGCTACTAGCCAAGGAACTGCGGTTGCTCTGGAAGCGGCTATGGGAGTGGGTGGAATGACTACCCGCCTGACGCCTAAAGACATCATCATCGCTGCATTCATCTCCATAGGTCTGTGTCTGCAATTCATTATGGCACTAATCAGGGGATTTCTGACAGAGGAGACTACCGATGAGGAATGAGGAAACACTACGAAAGGCACTGAGTCTGTACGAGCAGCTTAGAGACCTGTCCTATGACATGGGGTACTATTCAGCCTGTGCAGAGAAGACGGAAGATAAGAAGTACGAGTCACTGCACACTGACGCTATAGCCAAGCGCAACAAGCTCACGCGCAAGATGGCGGCTGCCCTCGATGCTACCGCTGGTGACACGGAGATGGACCAACTAAGGAAGTGGATAGAGAGTGAACAGAAATACTACACGGTGAACGACGACGGCTCTGTAACGGATTATTCGGGTGCCTACGGGACAATCTTAGACCGCATCCGCACCAAGTTCGGCTACGGAGAGAAGCCATGAGCAATGAGGAGCGGCTGAGGACAGTAGCGAAGGAAGCGTTCATTATGCTGCGGGACGTATCCTACGACCAGTATGAGCCAGAGGAAGTCGAGGAGATGATGGGCAAGCTTGAAACGACCATCACCGAGACCGCCGACGGCCCGCAGTTGGACCGGCTGGTGGAGTGGCTGGAGGAGAAGAGGATGACGCCGGCCAACACACCGGGAGACCGGGGCTGGGAGTCGGCATTTACGGTAGTGCTCCACCACATCCGCGAGATGCAGCAAGCCGGAGGACGCCTTGATTGAGCTGGAGATCATCCTGACGGGCGTAGTGGCGGAGAAGATTCAGCAGATCGCCGAGAGGTTGGGTTTACGCGTGGAAACTGTAGTAGTGATGGCGTGCCAGAAATACGTGAAGTGGGTGGACCAAAGAGGGTTACCCCGCATCACGGGGGTAAGGATGAATGACTCCGATATGCGTTGATTGCTATAGAAGTGTATTGCCGGCTGATACGGTCTTGGGGGTTGTGCTGATAGTTCTGGCGCTTGCATATCTGATCTGGCAGGTCAGGAGGCTCCGATAGGGACGTATGACCGCAGAGATCATCACCGAAATCAAAGCTATCAGGGCAGACCTCTCGGGAGATGCAACGTCGGCTCAGATGGGCTTGATAATGCACCTCACCCGAGATGCTACGCTTGACTGCCACTGGGACGATAACCCTATCGTAGAGAGTATCTTTGGTGATAGCCGGGTAAGCGAGTTGAGCAAGGCGGACGCCAGCCGGTTCATCGACTACTTTGGCCGCAAGGGAGAGGACGGCTGGGAAGTCCAGCACGTGGAGCAGATGTCGGTCCTATGGCATGAATTCATGAAGCGTCAAGGGCAACAGGAGCTATTCTGATGAGAAGGCTTCAGGACATCCTAATCGCTATCATCACGCCGTTCGGCCAGCTCGTCCAGTTCATCGGCGCGCTGCTGAGAGTGAGGAGGAAGCCATGAGCAATGAGGAGCGGCTGAGGAAGGCGCTTAACTGGCTCATGCACTTGCATCACGGGGTGAGCAAGGGCGGTGAAGAGACAAGCCCGCCAAGTGACGATGAATGGAAGCAGTGCCTACAGGAGGCCGAAGACGTGCTCAACGCCACTGCTGGTCGCCCTGAGATGGACCGGCTGGTGGAGTGGCTGCAATCTCTCATGGACGAAGCACAGAAGCATACGCCGCCCGGCTTCGAGATGATGTTTCCTGCGGTACTTGTGAGCGACGTCCTGGAGCACATCCGCGAGATGCAAACGGGGCCGGGACACTCTAACTAGGAGGTCTATCTGAGTCCGGTTGGGGATCACCACCCGGCCCCGAGAGGAGAGAGGATGGATAAGCAACAGATACGGAGTCACTTTGAGGAACGCGCCCTAGATTTGGGTAGCAATGAGTGGAGTGTTAGGGAGCTTGAACTAGACTACATCTGTGAGACCATCGCCGTCCAGCACGAGGAGGATGTAGCGAGCTTGGTAGCGGTTCGTGATATGTACGCCATAGAGATAGAGGGTCTACAGGCGCAGGTGGCGCAGGTGGCGGTGATGGCTACAGCGATAACCGATGTGCTAGAGCGGCGTGGACGTGGAGACAGTTGGCTCGGAGAGACACTAAGGGCTGCCCTCTCCGCTGCCCCGAAGGTGGTGTGGCACGGAATGGCAAAAACAAGGTTCAATGTTCATGGAACGCCTGTGTTTTTCTTGCCAGGAGACGCCAAGGTAGTGAGCGGCCATGTTGTATTCATTCAGGCATCGAGTGTGGAAGAGTTCGAGAATATCCGCAGCGATGGCCATGTCGATGTCTTTGTCGTAGAGTATCCACCCAAGGGCGAACAGGCCCCGGATACCGTACAGTGTTCACGGCGCCCCGAACAACCCCAAGAGAGCGAACAGGGCTACAAGCTAGCTAGGGGCGTGCTTCCGTGGGATGAGAGCGGCGAACGACCAGAGGACGTGATAGCACGGCTCAGAGGTAGGCCAACAGAGAGTGAACAGAAATCATGATAGCGTTCTTCGTAGGACTATGTTGCATTGCTTGTATACTCGATATGATTTCCTGCGCGACTACCGGAGATGAACGGGATAACAACCGGGTACTCTGGGCACTGCGGCTGTTGGCAGTGGCTAGTATGGCAGCGGTCTTACTACAAATGCTGGCGGGAAGTTGACAGCGAATAGGAGGGGATGATGGACGGGCTGGATGCAATCAAGGATCTCGCAGTCAGGGCCGGGAAGTTTCAGGCTGAGTTAGACGAGATGGGCTGCGGCGATCCGCTGAAGAAGGAGAACGCCGAACTCCGCCGCCAGCTTACAATCTGCCAAGACGAACTAATCGAGGCAAGAGATGCGTTTGTCCAGTTTGACTATGACAAGATACAAGAAGAGGTAGACTTGCTTCGTCGAGAGAACAAACGCCTACGCAAGAGGATGATAGGCATGGTGCCGCTAGGGAGGTCGTGACGGGGATGGTGAGATGAGAGAGAATACCAAGGTACTGATTGAGGAAGCGCATCGGGTGCTGGCGTCTCATCATCCAATGACCTTGCGCCAAGTCTTCTACCGCTTGGTGGCAGCGCAGGTCATTGAGAACAGACAGAACCGGTACAAGTCCCTGTCTCGGACCTTGGTGCGGGCTAGACAGGAAGGGATGATACCCTGGGAGTGGATAGAGGATCGCCTGCGGATTCCAAGGGAGGTCGGCATGTGGGGCGACCTGGCTGCTTTTGGTCGGGCAGTCATCAAGGGCTATCGGAGAGACGTGTGGGCCAATCAGGCAGACTATATTGAGGTCTGGCTTGAAAAGGACGCGCTCTCAGGGATCTTCGAGAGGGCATTGAGGCCCTATGGTGTGACGCTCAATGTGGGGCGGGGCTACGATAGCTGGTCGTCTATATGCTCCGCGAGCCAACGCTACGAAACAGAACGCGCCGAAGGCGGCGCGGATACGACAATCCTCTACTTCGGCGACTTCGACCCATCGGGCGAAGACATGGTGCGCTCCCTCGAGGAACGGCTTGGCTTCTTCGGTTGCTGGCCGACGATCTTTAAGATAGCGATCACCGCCGAAGATATTGAGCGGTATGATTTGCCGCCAAACCCGGCGAAACTGAGCGATTCGCGGGCAGACAATTTCATCGCCCTTCACGGAAACAACTGCGTCGAGCTTGATGCCCTGCCCCCAGATGTATTGAGCGCGATGATTGAGCAGGAGGTCGATGGTCTGATGGATCTGGACGCCCTTGCAGAAACGCGCAAGCAAGAGAAGGAAGACATAGGCCAGCTGCGCACCTTCTTTGAGGGGCGGGTCGGATGAGGCTGTCTAGCGGAGGCATTCGCTCTGATCTAGGCATCTTTGTGCGCTCTTCCTGGGAGGCAAATTACTGCAGGTATTTGAACTGGCTAGCCAGCCTTGGCGAGATCCAGGGATGGGAATACGAACCAGAGACCTTTGAGTTTGACGCAATCAAAAGGGGAACACGCTCATACACGCCAGACTTCAAAGTGACTAATCTGGATGGCTCCGTGGAGTACCACGAGGTCAAGGGCTGGATGGATCCTAAGAGCAGCACGAAACTGAAACGAATGGCGAAGTATCATCCTGACGTCACAATCATCCTAATTGACAAGGATGCGTACTACGCGATCCGCAGGGAATGCAAGCACCTGGTTCCGAATTGGGAATAACGGTGGAGGGGAAGGAATGAGGTACCATGTTGAGTTCACAACGGGTAAGTGGGCAGAAGGGCCGTTAGAGGATTGGTTGAACATGAAGGCCGAGCATGGCCTTCGCTTACTGGCAACTGTGTGGGTAGACCAAGTAGGGGCCGGGACCAAGGTGATGAAACGTCTAGCCTTCATATTTGAGAAGACTGACGATGCGTAAATGGATCTCGGATCTAAACGCACAGGTCATAGAACGCGACGAGGAACGATGTATCCTCTGTTCTACGCCAGCGATGTATAAGCCACACCACATCGTCCCCAGGTCTAGGGGCAAGAGGTGGAGTCCGAAGCTCTGGCGCGCGGAGAATATGTGCTGCATGTGCCTCCCGCACCACAACGACGGCCAGAAAACCTGGATGCGGATCGAACTACTCGAGAAGATGGTAGAGCTATACGACTACGACATGTCGTGGGTCAGGGAATTCGGAATCGCCTGGCCTCCGGATAAGGTAACCCGCACAGAAGAAAGGGCGTATTATTCAACTTGACAGGCTTGCATTCTGGTATAAATTGTGATAGGATGCTGAACTATGCACAAGCGGAGTCGAAGTAACAATCCTGCATTGACTAAAGGGGTTCGTTTGTGCTATAATGAGAGGTACAGATGGAAGGCTGCCTTCAGGACATGGAGCTTGCGTTTCTGGAGGAGTTCAATCAATGGTGGCCTTTCGCAAGGAAGCGCCTTATCGAGGGAGGTCGCGTGTACTTTCACGTAGCGCTGGAGGTAACGAAGGCAAGCAAGGGCGAGAAGGGGCCAACGTGGTTTGTGCAGGGCTCTCTAAACTCCAGCCACAAACCTGGGGGCGAAGTTATTGATTTCGTTGAACGGGCGAGACATACAAAAAGCGGTCGATGAAGCGCGGAAGCGCGTCGGGTCCGAGCTCGCCGAACTCTTGACGGCGGAGGCCATGACAGAGGAGGAGATGGATGAAGTAGAGGAACCCACAGAAGATTCGGAATAATCATTTAACCTGATTGTCGATCTAGACAAGATAACTAGCGACAAGCCCGGATACTCCGGTAGCTTGTCGCTTTTTTTATGAAGGAGGGAGCGGTGATGGGAAGTCTGAGTGTGGTGGCGCTACTGGTGATCGCAATACATGCGCTAGTGGGATGGATGCTATGTGAGATCGCAAAGCGCATGCTGGCCCTGAGGGTTGTGGGCGCGGTGGCGATGGAGGGCGACTGGGAGACCGCGCAGGAATGGAAAGTGAGGGCGATGGCTGCAGTCCTATACAGAACGCTGCCGCGCTGGCTCAAGATCTCGGAAGTCACGCTGGCCGACGTTTCTGTGAATGAATGGCGCAAGGCCGTTGAATGGTACCGGAAACATCAACCTCGTGAGGATACGGCTCTGTTCGGCTGCCAGTGCTGCGAGAACACGGGACCTTGGTAGGGTACTACATCGCCCTGATCGTCCTCACGGTCCTCATGGAGGCGGGGGGTGAACCCCTTCTAGGCCAGGAGATGGTCGCCCGGGTCGTAGTCAACCGGATGAACGTCTCAGGGATGAGCGCGGAAGAGGTTCTGTACCAACCGGGGCAGTTCGCGGTCTGGGTGAATCTGGACGTGAGGATGAAAGTCCTTAAATGCGCGGCCAGGGAAGAGTTGACGCCGGGATGTCTGGGGATCGGCAAAGAGGAATGGTGGCGGACATATCGTATGGTCCTGAGAGTCTACGGGGGCAGTGAGGCCCCTCCCGGACTAGAGGGGATGATGAACTTCGACAACCCCGCATTCTGGCCCCAAGGGCTGCCTAAGTGGCTAAGAGGGGATTGCCAGCAGATAGGGAAACACAGGTTCTGTCGGTGAGGGAGCGCGTAGTGGCAAATCCAAATTGGCGGCGGGAAATCTTGGAGCGAGATGAACACAAATGCCAACTATCAAGAGTATTCGGAATCACCGAGCTAACGGGAGTCCCTTGCGCGGATGATCTACAAGTCCACCATAGGACGTATAGACACTACGGACACGAAAGCCTAGAGGATGGGATCACAGTTTGTACTCGATGCCATGACATGCTCACGGATGCGATTCGGCGGCAACGTATGACTAGGCGCGAGATTGCCGCATCTGACTGTGAGAAGCTACGTCCAGAGATAGAAAGGGAGCAGACAGATGAAGAAGTTGCGGTTTCGGATTATCGGAGAGTCACCCCTGGTTATGCACAACGGAAGGCTAGCGGATCCGCTAGATTCAATCAGTCGCAAGATGAAGGAGGTTTCATCCAAGCGGAAGAAGGTGGACGCGGACCACGAGGAACTAGCCCGCCTAGAATGGCACGGCGGTCTATACCTTGATGAGGGCAGACCGTGTATCCCGGCAGAGAACCTGGAGGCGGCACTATCCGGCAAGGGTGGGGCGGCGCGCAAGGAGAAGATGGGCAAGCAAGCTGAAGCCGCGATGTTTCTCCCGGGCAATGCCCTGCTGGAATATGAGGGCCCGACGGACATCGACAAGCTATGGGCAGATGAGCGTTTCCGTCTTCGCGTAAAGGTCAAGGTCCAGGCTAACGCAGTCATGCGTACACGTCCTATCTTCCGTGAGTGGGCAGCCAGCTTTGACGTCGCCTTCGATGCGGACCTAGTCAACGAAGAGGACGTAGGGCGATGGGTCAAAGTTGCTGGCGAGGTCGTTGGCATCGGTGACTGGCGGCCACGGTTCGGGCGATTCCGAGTTGAATCGGTTGAGCTAGTCTAGGCGTGGCGAGGCTAGGCGCGGCGGGGCACGGCGCGGCCAGCACGGGCACGGCCTGGCGCGGCCGGGCATGGCAAGGCAGGGAGTAGGAATCATCGCCCACGGCGAGGCCCGCCCAGGCGCGGCGGGGCGAGGCGAGGCAGGGTTCCAGTCTGGCGATCATAAGATTCGTGGCTTGGCCCGGCTGGGTTGGGCGGGGCGGGGCGCGGTAAGGCACGGCATGGCAGGGCAAACTAGGAACCAGCATGGTGTTTGAAGCACAACTGGCGTTGTGGGAGAGGCAGAAGGAGGAGACCAACGCGGCATGGGCGGCGTTTCAGGTCTACCGGGACCTGCTGCCGGGAGACCGCAATTTGTTGGGAGCCTATAGGATAGCTAAGGGTCAAGAAAAGGCCAATGTTTGCGGGACTTGGAGACGTTGGTTTGAGCAATACAATTGGAAGAAAAGGGCGGAAGCGTATGACCTGCACGTTGATGAGAAGATGCGTCTTGAATTGGAGCGGCAGCGAATCGAGGCCCGCAAGGAAACCGCCGAACTCGGGAAAATGCTCAGGCGCAAGGCGCAAGAGGCGCTGAGTGTTTTCAGCGGCATCAATGAAGGGGTGGAGAGCAAAGACGGCGAGGAGATTCATACAGCAGAGCCAAACTTGACCCCATACCAGATGGCCCGTCTGGCATCAGTGGGCGTTGCCCTGGAGAGACTGGCCTTGGGCGAACCTCAGACCACAACGGATGTCACATCAGGCGGCGCAAAGGTGCACTTCTTCCTCCCCGAAAAGGAAGGAGATGGCAGGGACGGGGATGAATGAGCGCTATGGACGACACGATGATCAAGTCGCAGCCAGGCCCACAGATGGCCTTTCTAAGGTCGAGTGCCGACATCACGTTCTACGGGGGCGCGGCGGGCGGCGGCAAGACCTACGCCCTGCTGCTGGAGCCCATATTCCACATCGACAACCCGGATTTCGGCGCGGTCATCTTCCGCCAGACCTACCCGCAGATCATGCAGGAAGGCGGCATGTGGGACGAGAGCGCCAGACTGTATACGCTCTTAGGTGCCCAGCAGAGAGCGATGAGGTTAGAATGGCGCTTCCCATCGGGTGCCCGAGTGAGATTCGCATACATGCAATATGAGAATGACAAGTACAGACATCAGGGAGCACAGATCCCCTTGATTGGCTTCGACCAGGCTGAGCAATTCTCCGCTGGGCAGTTCTTCTTCATGCTATCGAGGAACCGGAGCATGTGCGGGGTCAAGCCATACGTGCGCGCAACCTGCAACCCAGACCCGGACTCCTGGCTCGCGGGTTTCTTGTCGTGGTGGATCGACCAAGACAGCGGGTACGCGAGACAGGATAGGGCAGGGCATACTAGGTGGTTTGTGAGAAGCGGCGATGAGCTGGTTTGGGGAGACACGCGGGAGGAGTTGGCAGAACGGTTCCGCGCAGTGGAAGGCATACAGCCCAAATCGGTCACCTTCATTCCGGCGAGCGTTCGTGACAATAAGATTCTGCTGGAGAGAGACCCCGGCTACCTCGCAAACCTGATGGCCCTCCCTACGATTGACAGGGAGCGGCTTTTGGAGGGCAACTGGAAGATCAGGCCGGAGGCTGGGCTGTTATTCAACAGGGGGTGGTTCGAGATCATCCCAGCTGCTCCTCGAGGCGGCAAGATGTGCAGGTTCTGGGACTTGGCGGCCACGAAGAAAGAAATGAAGAAGGCCGATCCCGACCGGACCGCTGGCGTCTTGCAGAGACAGACAGAGGGGCTATACATCGTTGAGGACTGTATCGAAGTCACGGACGGCCCCGCAGAGGTGGATCGGCTTCTGGTGAATACAGCATCTCAGGACTTTCAAAGGGCACAGGAGACGGGGGCGCGTTACATGGTCCGCTGGGAACAGGAACCCGGGGCCTCGGGCAAACGCGACAGCGCCCGCATTATGAAGATGCTGGCCGGGTATGATGCCGCACCCATACGGCCGCAGGGAGACAAAGTGGTTCGTGCCAAGCCATTGAGCAGCCAAGCGTTTGCCGGCAACGTCAAACTACTGGCGGGCCCTTGGAATGAGGCCTGGCTGACGCATATGCACAACCAGCCGCAGTTCGGCCACGATGACATTATGGATGCCAGTAGTGGAGGGCACAACGTATTGACCCGGAGTCCTTATGTCTGGGCCAGGGGAGCGGCGGGATGACAGGCTGTGGTCGCTCGATAGGGCCATACGATTGCTGCACCATCATCACGGGTGACGCTAAGGAGCTTGCCCCGGCGATACCAGATGAGAGCGTGGACCTGATCTTTACTGACCCCGTGTATGACAGGATTGAGGACTATCGGTGGCTGGCAGAGACGGCGGCGAGGGTGCTCAAGGATGATAGGGCGTGCTTGGCATGGTACGGTGGGCCTGTGCCGTTTGATGTACAGCGTGCCATGGGTGAGTCGTTGACATGGCAGCTCAATTATACGGTGCCAGCGAAAGCGAATAAGTTGATTGGGTACAATCTATTCACGTGGACGACATCGTGCCTTTGGTTTCGCAAGGGCAAGGGGTTCCCGATAAAGCGCATACCAGACACATTCATTGACGGCAGGAAGCCAGCAAATGGCTTCAAATGGAATAAGAACCCTGCGGTTATTGAGCGGTGGGTAGATGCGTTCACGAAGATTGATGCAGTTGTGGTTGACCCGTTCACTGGGCACGGCGTTGTCCCCGCTGTCTGCAAGATGCTGGGCCGTCACTACCTAGCCTTCGAGATAGACCCCGACGTGGCAGAGCGGGCTAGGGAGCGGGTGAGGAACACGCAGCCCCCGCTATTCGTGATGCAGCCCGAGCAAGTAGAGATGCAACTATGAACCTATTTACACGCGTAAAGGGAGCGACTGAGAGGGTCAACTATGGCAAGTAAAGTAGAGCGGGCAATCCCCGACAAGATCTATTCAAAACAGCCTCGGTTCCTGGATCCCAAACAGGTATTTGGCTCGGTGTTCGGATGGGTACAGCGCGCCGACATGGAGGAGAAACCATACCAGGCTAACTCTATGGCTAGGGATCAATGGCTGCGCGGTTTCATTCGCAGGGAACCCCACCTCTTGGGAGTGATGAACTCAGTCATCTCGATCGACAAGAACAGGGGTTGGTCTATCGTCGGCGGGCGCAACCAGGTCATTCGCTTCACGAATGTGATGCACTCCGCAGAGCACGGCGCGGGGTGGAGGTACTACCTCGGGAGAGGGGCTAAAGGCTTCTACAACGCGGACCTGGGGTTCATCGGGGAAACCGGCCGCGACGGCAAGGATGGACCATTGAGGGCCCTCTACAACGTGGATTCGGCCCGGTGCCGTCTGACCGGCAACTGGGAGGAACCCCTCACATACAGGGCAAGACAGGGCGGAGAGTTCAATTGGGCGCCCGGTGACTTCTTCCGCGTAACGCCGATGCCGTCGGACGAAGAAGCCCTGTTCGGTTTGGGGTTGTGCGCCGTCAGTAGGTGCCTCGATCTGGCGAAGATCATGATCGCCATCTATGAACACGACCAGGAGAAACTAGGCGCTCGCGCTCCTAAAGGGCTGCTGCTCCTCCAGAACATCGCTGAGAGCACGTGGGAAGAGGCTATGGAGGCCAGGGAAGACAAGCTGACCGCAAAGCAACGCGATTGGTACGGGGGCGTGGCTGTACTCGCTTCTGAGGCGGCAGGTGGAGAATCGATGGACGCTAAACTAGTCGCCCTTTCTCAGCTGCCCGAAGGGTTCGACCTAGAGAAGTTTACCAACCTCTTGATGTACGGGTATGCCCTTGCCTTTGGATACGACCCCTCGGAGTTCTGGCCGGTACAGTATGGATCCCTGGGGCGGGGCACGGAGACGGAGATTCAACACAGGAAGGCCACCGCCAAGGGAGAGATGGACTTCACTACCGGATACCAGGAAGCGCTACAGGAAGAACTACCTGAGACCCTGCATTTCGAGTTCGAGCAGAGGGACATCGGGGGAGAAATCCTGGACGCGGAGCTCACTGAAAGGGTCGTGGGGTGGGTAACTCAGGCGTATGAGACCGGTCTGTTACAGGGCCAGCCGCTTCTAACCAGGGAACAGGCGATCTCCCTTCTGGTGGAGAAGGGCGTAGTGCCGGAGGAATGGACTGCGATCGAGGAAGACGTAGAAGGCACTGACGTGGAGGACGTGGACCGCTGGCGCAAGGTGCAGCGGCAACGCGCCCTAGAGATGCCTCGGGTGAGGCTGGCTATCGAAGCCTTCCCTGAGGAGCCAATCATCAAATACATCTATGACCCCGTCAAGCACCCGCTTGGGAGAGAACTGTACTTGTGGGATAGGGCAGCGGACGCGGTGGCCCGCAAGAGTTGGAGGGTGATCAAGCGTGAGACCGGAGAGGTGATCTATTCCGAGGGCGGAGTGACGATCACTGAGGAAGACGTGAACAGGGCTATACAGGAGGGCGGCAAGAGAGTCGATCCGGAGCTCGCAGAACTGTTCACGGCTCCTGAGGGGACGGAGAGATCATTGTGGCAGCGGATTCTCGGACGATGAACGCGGGAGTAGCCTGGATCAAGAGAGCCATCGCGGGGGCCACGTGGGCTCACGTTTCGATGGAGCCTCCTATGCCCCAGCCCAGGGAGTGGGTGTTCGTCGGCAGGACTGACAATGGACCGAGGAACGTGTTTTGGTGGGAGATCGTTCAGGTATGGTGGAACTGAGGAGGGAGCGATGAGTAGGGAGCTTGACGCCTTAGTAGAGAAGCACATCTTCGGGAGAGACCCAAGTTATTACGACTGCCCCCACTTCGATGAGAAGGGGCGTATGCTCTCGTTCTGCATTTGCCCCGAGATGCCGCACCGGAGTTCCGATCCAACGTCAGCATGGCCGATTATTGACCACCTCACGGCTGAACTACTACTCACCTTTCGGATTCAGATCACAAAGCCGGGTGAGGCAACAGTTGAATGTTGGGGTCCTTATTCAGCCCCCTTGACCGAGAGCGGACCTGTTGCAGAGGCGATCTGTATGTGCGGGTTAGCCGCTATGGGTGTTGATGTCGTGAAGGAACTCGCGGCGCAAGGATAGAGGAAGGGAGCAATGGGTACGGAGCTTGACGCGTTGGTAGCCGAGAAGGTGATGGGCCTCGATGTTGAGTGGAATACTGAGACGCCATGCCCCTATTGCGATTCAGAGATGCGCTACTGTGGGGATAGATCGCGGTGTACTCAGTGTGGCGAATGGCGCTATGGCCCATATAAGGAATACTCCACCAACATGGCCGCCGCATGGGAAGTGGTGGAGAAGCTATGCAACTGGGATGTGGGCGACAACATGCTAATACTGATGGGGCAGGGCCCAGACCCGTCTAACCCTGACGATCCGGGCAACTGGTGGGAAGCGGAAATCAACGGCATTAAGATTGGCAAGGTCAAGGCCAAGGCTGATACCGCGCCTCACGCCATCTGCCTAGCGGCCCTCAAGGCCAAGGAAGTCGATGCTGTAAAGGAACTCGCGGCGCAAGGTTAGAGGAGGGAGCATGGAAACGGTTGTAATACGAGACAGCAAGGGAAAAGCCCGGAAGGCGGTAAAGATAGGAAACCGGTACTACGTGGAGGTTCCTGGAAACAGCGGCATTTTTGATGATCGCATGGAGAACCATGTCGTGATACTACAGGGGGCGAACCGATGACCTGCATAGTAGGGCTAACAGACAAAGGCAAGGTCTACATCGGAGGGGACTCCGCTTCGGGTAATGGATCCATGACACAGGTAAGCACGGTGCCCAAGCTCTTCCGGAAGGATCCGTTCGTGATCGGCTATACGTCGTCTTGGAGGATGGGTCAGATTCTACAGCACCACCTCCGCGCCGATGACCTCAAGGAAAGCGACTCGGCACACGAGTTCATGGTATGCGTGTTTATCGAGAAGGTGCGCCAGCTATTCAAGACCTTTGGCTATGCCAGACGGGAGAACAACGAGGAGACGGGCGGGACATTCCTAGTGGGCTACTGCGGCCACCTGTACTTTATAGGCAGCGACTATCAGGTCAATGAGACCCTAGACGGCATGGACGCCTGTGGATGCGGTGCTGAGGTAGCACTGGGGGCACTCTACGCAACCAAGGGAACCCAGCTGAACCCCTTCCAGCGGCTCGACATCGCTCTTGAGGCAGCTGCGCACTTTAGCAGTGACGTTCGGCCGCCGTTCCGCGTCGAAGTTATATGACAGGAGTCAAATGAGAATCGCCTTCACTGAGCAAACGGTAACCAAGACCTTCGGGAGCACTCGTCGGATAGTCGAACTTTCCAACGCCCTGAAAGTCTTAGGGCATGATGTGACGGTCTACACGAAGAACGGGCAGCCGCCCAAGTGGATCCCGCTCTTTACGCCCGTAAAGCTATGGTCGGCGATTAGGGGAACTTACGACCTGGCTCTGTTCAACAACTCCAAGCCGGACGAACTACGCTTAGTGAGGAAGACAGACGCGAAGGTCCGCGCCTTCTACGTCCTGGGGTGGGGAGAGACCAGGCTGGACGACATCGAGCAGCACATTAAGGGAGGCAGCCCGGACCCAGGGATAAGGGTGATCAGAAGCGTCTTCGACGATCCGGAGTTCTTGGTGCTGGCTTGCTCGACGTGGATAGGGCAGCACCTCCGAGACCGATACAGAAACGATGCCGAAACGCTGTTAGGGGGCATCAACCGGCAGCACTTCCGCCCATACCCCAAGGCCAAGGGGTTAAGGGTCTACTACTCGGGGGACCCGCGAAAGCGCAAAGGCACCGACACTACCAGGAAGGCGATTAGCCAGATGATTCACCGGATGAATCACACGGCCATTGCCCGCACCTACTGGGGAGAGGGTTTGAGTCAGGTGCAGATGGGGCAATGGTATTCGGAGGCTACGATCTTCGCCGACGGGCAACTATGGGCGGGATGGAACAACCCCGTCCTCGAGGCGATGGCCTGCAAGACCCCGGTAGTCTGTACGGACATCGGAGGGGTAAAGGATTTCGCCTTTGATGGGGAAACGGCACTGCTGGTGCCACCTAAAGACGTGGACGCTATGACGGAGGCGTTGATTCGTTTGGTCAAGGATCAGGCATTGAGAGATCGGCTGGCGCAGAATGCTTACAGTCACGTTAAGCAGTTTGCATGGGAGAAGACGGCGAGAAGGTTAGTTCAGTTAGTGGAGGAGCGACTGTGATAGGTGCCTATCTCATAGATGCGTACTTTCGACAACGGAACCTCTTCGATAGGCTGCATGAGGAAGAGACGCGAATGGGAGAGATCATCGAGGAGGCAAGCAAGGCATTCGAGCTAGAGAACGGACACCCTCCAATCACTCAGGCAGAGAAGAAACGAGCACTACTGAATCACGTAATCGCGGAGAGGGAGGCTAGGGACACGAGATGACAACCGATGCAGAAGTGCAAGGGGTATTCGAGGAGTTCTGGCAGCCTATCGTCATGCCTAACGGGGAATGGAATCTGGAGCAGGTCAAGCGGGAACTCTATGACTACCGCCGGATGATGACAAGCGTTTCTGAGGTCTATGACCAGATCACAAATGGCCGGATCAGTAAGCCAAACACAGACGCTTCAGTAGTGATAGACGAAGCCGACGATGTGGTGAATGACCTTATCCGGGAGGCTACCGCGAAAGGTGTGTGAGCATGGCGCCAAGCCTACGCCCGTCATATTGTGGGATGAAGATAGACAGGACATAAAGATTGCCAAGGTTGATCCTTGTCTTGCTTGTACGATACATGAACTGAACGCCAGGGGAATCAGAACGATTGCGTGTTGTTGTACGCACGGGAAGTGGCCCCATGCCTCCATTCGGATTCAAACAGCCGACGTACAACGGGCAGAAAATGTGGGGCACCATGCCATCTATCACGAAGGCTGCTGGTCAGTTGAAATACCGTACTGGTTATTGCAGAAGAAACGAGCACTGCTGAATCACATAATCGCGGAAGGGGGAGCATAGTCACCATGATACTACTAAACAGCCTCGTGAGCATTGCTTGGGTAGTCCTGATCTGCATACTTGGCGCGCTGTTCATCTATAGCCTACTGATCGTACCACATCTAGAACACAAGGCGACAGGGAAGCGTTTGGCCGAGATGGACGCTCAGGAGGATCAACTGCCAAAGGTAGGCCCCGCGGAATTCTGGTGCCAACGCTATGAATACCTCTCCCGCATCCAGCAAGCTAGAGATCGGCGTTCCCGGGACATCGAAGACGCGTGGGTACGGTATTGGAAGGAGCTGGTAGCGATAGAAGCCGAGTTCGCTGAGCTAGAGGCATCACAAGGGGAGAACGAATGCGATACAAGCGCCTGCGCAGATGCCTAAACCCCAATTGTCTGCATACAGTGGGCGGCGGCAAGATGACCCTCGAATCAACCTGGGTCAAGGAGTACGTTAGGCTGACCTGTCAGAGGTGCGGGGCGATTAGCGTATTCAATCCCATAGGGAAGGTCTCTCCTGATTTGAGGCGCCACATCTACGTTCAGAGGGGCAGGGGACCTATAGAGCACGTGTTTCCAAAGTCCAGAGTATTGAGGGTCTGAGAGATGCACTGGGACGGCGACAAGATCATCAGCGACGGGCTAGACAAGAAGGCCGCTCAGGAAGTGCGGGAGAAGGGGCTACTGACTAGGCTGAACCGCGTGCTGACGCCCGAGGGGTACGTGCTGTTCTATACCTATGACCCCGAGCGCGTAGGCGAACCGGACGCCTTGGTGGGGCTGAGTATTGAGAGGTATAAGCCCAAAGAGGGAGAGAAGAGCCTGGCGGTGATGGGATGAATAGCGCGGCATTCTGGATAGCAGCCGGGGAGCCGTATCTTAGAGAAGCGGTCAAATCGGCGCAGAGCCTGCGACGGCACATGCCAGATGTAGTGCGGGTACTCCTGACACAGAATATGTATCTAGGTTCCTATATCCGCGATACGGCGGCGTTCAATGAGGTCATCGGGATGGTGAATCCCGAACCTGACGAACCGTGGTATCCGTTCAGCATCGCGTGTTTTGAGTGGGCGGCGCGCAATCTTCAGGCGCCTTTGCTAGAGCCTACTCCCGATGTGCTTATCAATCTGGACGTTGATACCTATGTGATCCAGCCCTTCTATGATCTGCTGGAAGTGCTGACACGATTTGACGTAGTAGGGACGCATGCGCCGGCACGCTACACGAGCAGGACCATAGGGCCCGTTCCGGAGGCCTTCTGCGAGCTCAATCTAGGCATGCTCGCCTTTCGCAACAGCGACAAGATGAGGGGAGTGCTCAGGGAATGGGCGCGGCGCTACGAAGCGCATAAGGACGTCTACGGTGACAACGACCAGGCTTCTCTCAGGGAAACCCTCTGGAGAACGGAGGATGTGAGGATTTGGGTAGCGCCTCCCGAGTATCATTTCAGGTTCATCTTCGGGGGGTTCGCACGGTATCCAGTGAGGGTGCTGCATGGACGGGCGGAAGACATTGAGCAAGTGGCCTACAGGGTGAACAAGCCTCTCGGAATGAGGATATGGAAGAAGGGGGAGTTGTAATGGGAGCAGCGACACGTAGTCCCCGAAAGGTCGTAAAGGTAACTGATCCGAGCTATTCACCGCCCCGATTCTATCGACTCAGGCATCGATGGTCCTTGATAGATTGGGGATTGTTCCGGGCGGCGTTAGTGGGTCATTTGACCGCACTACTAACTGTTCTACTGATCTTGATTGTACTTGAGATGTGTACTGGATGAAGGGAGAGGGAGCTATGATGTACCAGTGCGAATACTGCAAGACCAGACACGAAGAATGGACGCCCAACTGCCCCAAGTGCGGGGGGCCTCTGAAAGTCCCTAAAGGCACCTTCTACTTACACCGGCCACGTTGTCCCAGATATTCACTCCCGGTTGATGAAATCCTTCCCGAAGACCCGAAGGGCTGGGGAGAATGGTTTTCAGAATATGCCTTCGTAGACGCGTTAAATCATACACCTTCGGGTAAGGCACCTCCCGCAGAGGACTTCCGGATCGAACCGTATGAGGAGATAGACGAAGACAGGGGTTGTTTCGCAGAAAGGCATCCGAACCTTGACCGCGTTGGACAAGCCTTATCAATAGCGATTCTGGTTGCGGCGATGAGCTTGCTGATACTGCAGGCCTTGGCATAAAGGAGGGAGCTATGAACGGAGCGATATGGTACGAAGGCACAGGTGGCGTTGGAGGATCCCCAGACGGAGTAGTGATGATAGATAAGATCGTGAATATCACCGAGGACGACAAGCATCACTATACGCTTATTCATCTTGTTGATGGGGGGCTGATTAGGAGTCAGACTAGCGTGGCTGAACTAAGGGGTAGAATCAACTCTCTTCTCGGGGGAAGAGAACTGTGACCCATCACTTCATCAACCTGAAGACAAGGAGGGAGACATGAACGGAGCAATACAATATGAGGCGAGCCGCGGGGTAGGCGGAAATCCGGATGGGATAGTGGTGATAGACAAGGTCAAGTCTATCCAGGAGACAAGGTACGGCTACAGGCTCATTCTTCTCAGCGACGGTAGCCAAATCAGGACCAGAACAACCCTGTTCGACTTGGGCAGGAGAATCAATGACGTGGCGGCTTTCCTTGCCCAGGAACAACCTACAGTCTGTAACATCGTGGCCTTGCCCGAACCCTTGCCCGGGCAGCCGCTCAGATCAGGGGACAAACCACGGCCGCTCAAGGAGGGATGAACATGAATCAACTATTCGAGGCAATCTTTACGGTTTGGGCGATGTGCCTCATTGTAGCCGCGATGGTCGCCTTGCCCATCTTGGTGATCTGGCACGTAGTAACGGGTTCTCTCAGGTGGCTTGACGGATGATCCACCACTTCATCAACCTAAGCGCCAACATATAAGAAGGGGAGGGAGCCATGAACGGAGCGATCAGATACGGGACGACAGATGGGAGGTTTAGCGGTGTGGCCGTCATAGACAACATCACACACATGGATGAGGCGGCGGATGGGTACGTGTGGATCTATTTCAACGATGGAACTAGCGTTCGCAGTTCAACCGCTATCGACACGCCGCAGAAGAGAATCTATGAAGCCGTTGTAGAGATAGCCCGCGCTTGCCAGTTCACTATATTGGAGATGGAATGATCCGCCACTTCATCAACCTGAGCGGGGGCTTAGAAGCGATAGAAGGACTCGAAGCGTTTGAATTCGTGCGCATCCGCTCCACCGACTGTGAGCACAAGATGGGGCCTCCTCAGTGGGAGGCTATTCTAGCAGAGCTGGATGCGAACTTCCTCATGGCCCTGGCTCGGGGCGATGACTGTAGAGTCTATGATTCCTCGGCGGAAGGGGAATCGCACGCCCTCAGGTGGGGACTGGCATGGATCCGGTTCGTCTTGAACGCGGCATGGTTCGGCAGGGTGACGCGGCCGGTGATGATAGACGGCGAAGACAGGAGCGGCCTCTTTCACCGGGCGTGGAGAAAGACAGGCAAGAGGACCAGGCGCAAGATACGGTACTTCCGGAACTTCCTCACTACAGACGAAATCCGCCTTGAATCCGTGTGTGTCAAGGCCAAGCATGACGGCAACTGGAAATACTACAGGGAGGCGCTAACAAATGCCGGAAGATAGGGTCATTGTAATCGTCGAGACTCATTCGCCACTTGACTTAGTTAGAAAGAGGCTGAGTGCTCAATACTGTTTCAAGAAGCCAGCGGACGCCGTTATCTGCGGGCGTAATCTCTATGAGGCCGTCAAGTTGGAGGCTGCGAGATTGGAAGGCTTTACGATGCCTCCGACAGAGGGGCCGGAGCCTAAGCTGATGGGCAAGGAGTTCTATGTTAGCGACGATCTTGAGCCTAACGAAATCATCATAGGACAAAGAAGCTAGGCGGTGTGTGATGGCGAGAGATAGAATCTGCATTGATTTCGACAATGTCATCCACTTGATGGACTGGGAACCCGGCCAGAGCATCGCCCAGATAGAAGGGGATCCGGTGCCTGGAGCCAAGGAGGCGATCGCCCTGCTGAGGGAGAGGTATGAGGTAGTGGTCCTGTCAGCGCGTGCGGACAGTGTGAAGCGCAAGCGTGCTATAGCGCGTTGGTTAAAGGAACAAGGGATAGTCGTGGATCAGATCACTGCCATGAAGTTGCCGGCGCTGATGTATCTGGACGACAGGGCGGTGCACTTCTACGGACAGTGGGAGGAAACGCTGAGGGACATCGCAGCCTTTAGGCAATGGAGGGGGCAATGAGATACGTGATCATTGCCGCGGTCTGCTTGGTAGTCAGCGCGCGGCTGTTCGGCTACGCGATGCACGGTCTACCCTTCGCCGTCGCGGGGGTAGCAGGGGCGTTCTTCAGCCTGATGGGGTTGGGCGCGGTCCGGGCTATCTCAGACGATTCGAGGAGAGGGAGATGGGACTGACAGCGGCAAGCGTGCAGAGGGGCGTGAGCATCATGCTAGAGCGTCTGCGGGCCTACCCATTTGGCTATCCAAGCCCAGGCATGACCGGCCTCCCGTCGGAGATGATTGATGCAGCTAAACGGTGGCCTGAGGCATTTTCGCCCGAGGAACTAGCACTCTTGAACACGTTGGAGAAGGACCGGGAGGAGACTAGATGATCGTCATCGTCTTGGGCATGCACCGTAGCGGAACGTCTCTCGTCTCCTCCGTTCTACACTCTATGGGTGTGAAGATGGGGGAAGAGGTACACCTGGAGCGGAGGGACCCCGACAGCCAGCCTCAGGGCTATTGGGAGGACCAAGACTTCACCTCCCTCAATCGGTTGATCATCAGGGACGCGAAGGGCCACTGGCACCGCCCCCCGAAGAGAGAACGCATCCTACAGGCCGCGCGGGGTTGGAATGAGGACATGGCCCAGATCATCGCGACGAAACAGAAGGTCATGGAAAGCGAGAACCTGGCGGCGCGGACGCTAACGGGGGCGAGCAGCTGGATCGGTTGGGGATGGAAGGACCCCCGGAGCTGCCTCACTATCGAAGCGTGGTGGCCGCATCTTCTGGAGCGCGATATACGTTTCGTGCGGGTGCGGAGGGAAAGGCGGGCGATCATTGACAGCCTCATCAGGAGGGGCGAGCAGTTGGGCAATGTGCCGCTGGCGGAGCAGCGGGCGGCATGGATCCCCGTCATTCAGGACCACGAGAACCGGATCACGAACTTCTTCGTCAGGACGGGCAGTCCGTGCATCGACATCCACTATGAGCATCTGGTGAATCGGGGCGGGCACATCGCGCCACTGACCAAGATCGCAGACCTGCTCGGGTTGGAAGGGCGGCAATTCATCGAGGGCCTGCAGGCAGCGGAGGCCAGGATAGAGTTCAGGGGGTAGGAGTGGACAACTACATTGTCGAGAAGGCAACGGGCGAGAAGTGGTGGAATCTCATTCTCAAAAGGGTGAAGGCAAACGATGAAGTTAGCGAGCAGCCCTTCCGTCTCTTGGTAGACTGGAGCCTACTGAGTGAGCCTATTCCTGTCAAGCTAGCGGTGTGGACTCCAGGCCGGACGGTAGTTGCCCATAGTGAGATCAGGGACTTGGGAACGGCGGCCGGCCTGCGCATCGCGGGATTGAGCAACACCGTGGTCGCCCCCGGCTATCGCCGCCAGGGAATCTATACCGCCTTGATCAAGTTGCGGAATGCCATCCTGGATGGTAGCGACTTCGACTGCGTTGCCGCCCGCGTGAAGAAGGGCTTCGAAGACCGATACATGGCGCAATACAATCCTCAGTTTCTAGGTTTTACGTGCGTAAAGAAAGAGGACGCGTATGGTGCGGCCTGGCTACTACGGCCAATCCATTACTGGGATCACCTTGCTGTAGAGGAAGAGAAACCGATCATGAATCACCTCGAGACGAAGGTGAAGAAATGGTGAACTACAGGGCCTTCGTGGGCAAAGAAGCGGAGTATGATAGGCGCGGGGCGGTGCAGTTCGTCGTTCTGACCATGCTCGGCCTGCGTGAGCATCACTACCTGCTGGACATCGGCTGTGGATCTCTCAGGGGAGGGAGGTTGTTTATCCCCTACCTGTTGCCCGGAAGATATTGCGGGATAGACCGTCCCGAGACCCAACCTATCGTAGAGGAAGGGCTCAAGAACGAACTAGGGGAAGGCGGGGCGAAGGATCCGCTCTTCATGTATAGCGACAAGTTCTCCTTCGGCGGATTCGGGTGCAAGTTCGACTACATTCTAGCGCAGGCGGTGTTCTGCCACATCACCCTGGCAGAGATCAGTACCTGTATGGAACAGGCGCGACTTGTCATGAAGAAGGAATCCGTCTTCGTGGTATCCTTCCACGCGGCGGAGATAGACGACAAGAGAGAAAAGCTAACCTACCCCGAAGTGGCGTGGTACCGGATGGACACGATCCGAGGACTGGCGGCCGACGCCGGACTTTCCTGCAATCGGTTGAACCGAGTCATGCTGGGGGCGACGAATCTTCACGAACAGTATAGCCGCATGGCCTGGGTGGCGATGCGGCTCAGCTAGGGGGCGGAAGGAACTTCGTATGTGGAAGTGGAATAGCCGAGCTCGGCGCTACTACAACGACGAAACCGGACAGTTCATGCCCAGGACTACGGTGCTCAATTACGTGCAGGGGAGCATCAACGCCGGCGGGTTGGTTACAGACACGCTAGCTGATCTCGTGACCCAGGGACGGTTGTCCCCTCCCGATTGGCGCGACATGATGCGCGAGGAGATCAAGAGGGAATACATCAGGCAATACCTGTTAGGGATCGGCGGGCGAGACCAGATGACCTTCGAGGACTGGGGGCGGCTCGGGGGAATGCTCAAGGAGCAGTATGGGTACCTTGAGGGCTTCTATAAGGAGATTGACAAGCTCTCGGAAGGTCAGGTAGCCGTCAGGGCGAGGATGTACTCTGCCAGTGCTCGAGAGGCATACGAAAGGGCGAACGGGCAGGCCTGGGGCGGAGCTCCGTTGCCAGCCTATCCCGGGGACGGAAGCACCATTTGTCTAACGAACTGCGCCTGCAACTGGGAGATCCACAGCGCCGAGGCGGAGGAAGAGCGCATGCGGTGGACCTGTTATTGGAGGTTGGGCGCGGTGAAGACGGAGCACTGCGACGATTGCGTGGGGAGAGCGATGACATGGAACCCCCTCATAGTAGAGGCGGCATGATTGTTGTAACAATTCGTAGAGGGCCCAGACGGCGGCTGACGCACGCCATAGGAGAAAGGGGTATCTAGGCATGGATGAGGCGGAAAAGGCCACAGAAATCAGCGAAACTGAACAGCGGGCGTATGTACAGTACTATGCGCGGGGCGGCCTGAACGCGATTGAACACCTTCCAAAAGCGCTAGATGAGTATGCCGAGGCCCTGGGCAAACCCATCAAAGACCTTACCGACCTAGAGCGGCGGCAGGCCTTCTGCAGCTACATAATGTCAGGAAAGCATCTGGAGGAAGAGGAATGATACGATCTAGGGCGCGTGCCGTATCCGTAGATGAGAGGGGGTTTGTGATCGTAGACGGCGTGAAGCTCGGGCGGCGCGTGGTCAAGGACGGCGTAGTAAAGCTCGAGGTCTGCGACAAGGACCGGCGTCGTTCGGCTGAGCGTGGGACACGGCTGGTAGAGGTGTCCGTTCAAGAATTAGAGGAGGCATTGGCCGATGTTTCACAGAATATGGAAGTGCTGGATCAGGAAGGTTCATGACTTTGAGATCGACTATGAGGCAGCGGCGCTGAACGGCAAGTGTAGGCGTTGCGGTAGGCAGCTAAGGGGCACTCCTGGTACCCGCTCTCTATGGCGGCGTTTCTACCCCGCAGGGCGGAAGATAGCGTTCGGACCGCCGCATTATGACGGCGTTTCATGGAGGTACAATGCCAGAATATCTAGATAGGTCAAGAGATGGTTGCAAGGTGTGGGATTTCTCCCCATGGCCGAATGTTGAATGCTGCCAACTCTGTCACGATGGGGAGGAAGGGCATCACATGGCCGTCGTGACGGACCAACCGCAGGAGTGGATAGTGAAGGTCTGTCATCCCCTCGCGGAGCGTTTGAAGGCGATGGGGTATCTGCTTGAGGAAGCATGATGGCGTTTCATGGAGATCTCGACTAAAGTAGACGAAAGGCACTTCCTTGAAGAAATAGGTGCCCAGTTTACTTTAACTATTAGGGGGGAGCAGAATGACCAAACGCAAGCCCATTCCTTTCGGGGACCTAGGGGAACTGATGGTCGATGCGGGGGCGTTGCCTGCCTTAGAGTACATTCGGCTGCTAGTAGACCTCTTCGGCGCAGAACCCATCATCGCCGCCGTGAGAAACCACGAGCGAAGACCGGTTGATTGGGATGTCACCGTGGAGAAGTGGATAGAAGGGCAACCGCCCCAACGCCGGATGAAGCTGATTCAGGACGGTACAGCTATAAGGGCAATTGAGCACCACACGGATTCTCGCTGTAGGCTGCACTACGACATACCCGAGGATTTCGGCTATGAGCGGAAATGGTTCGTATCGATGGACGATAATTGTGGCTTGGCGGACAGTCTTATCGATGCAGTGAGACAGGCGGTCAGCGAGGCGAAGCAAGAAGAAGCGCGGGAAGAAGCATTGAGGGAGGCGCTGCCTCTTCCGCCAAGAACGCCTATCGGCTGAATCCTCTCAATCAGCTTGCACGTTCTCAGAAAATGTGGTATAATACTAAGTAGACGTTGCTCCTCTGTTCGCGAAAGTCGGCTTTGCATGCCGTGCGCTTGACAGCCTAGCGACAGAGGCGCTACTTTTACTAAAGTTCAGAAATGGTGGAAGACCATGTGCGACAGAATAGAAGATTGTAGACTACGCCAAATCATTCTCTATGCCCATGAACATTACGGGGACGAATGAATCCCTTGGCAGGTAGCCTTGATTAGCTGCCAGAAGGCGACAGAACAGGACTTGGAATGGGCCAAGAAACAGGCTGTAGAATTGGGCTTAGAAGATTTAGCTGGTGTGTGTTTAGAGAAATCGTAGGCAGCGGGGCGCTGCCTAGCTCCCCCGGCACATAGTATGGCCGGGCCGACAGCCCCGAGGGGCTTGTCTCTGGCTTCGCTGGCTGTGCCGCAAACAGCCCGCTGGTGGAGGGTGACGGGAGTAATCCTGCCCACCCCTGGCTTTTGCCCCTGAGCCTATCAGGGGCCTCTGGTCCGGGGAACCTGTCGCTATCGTTCTATCCGCCCACCGGCTGCGGATTGGGAAGCTGCCGACAAACAGCCGGAAGGCTATCGACGGCGTGACGGGCCTGGACTATTCCCACTGTCCCTTACCACATGATATAGCGCCGGGAGGCGGCAAGTACCCCGGCATGAGAAAGTAAGGGCACCGGCGGACCGCCCGACAAGGTGCCCAACGAGCCGATGAGCCAGGGAGCGATCCCCGGCTCTTTCTGCATACAGAACGTATACGATTGACTACCAAACGTATACGCTGAGTAGTTTAACACTGAATAGTTTACCCATGTAAAGCGTGAGCCATTGCGCCGTTCGGGAGTCGCTTCCCGGGCGGCGCTTTTTTGTTGCCCAACAAATGGCGGGAGGGGTGGGATGGCCGAGATTCTTATGAACGTGGGCGTGCAGGGGATGATCCTCGGCTGGGCCATAGCGTTGATCACATTCGCCATGGCCGGTTTCTGCATGCTGATACTGGCGAAGTTCGCGAGGTAGCTATGCCCTATACGCCAGAGACCGTACCTGACTACGTACCCGATGACAAAGCCGATCAGTGGGCGAAGGTCTGGAATAGCGCCTACGACACCTGAATTGAGGAAGGCGGCAGTCAGGACGACTGCGAGGCTTCCGCTTTCGCGCAGGCCAGCGGCGCGATCAAGGAGAACGCTATGAATGCTTTGGAGAGGTTGCGGGAAAGAATAAGCGCCGCCTTTGCGGAGGCGCTAGAGCCCTCGATCAAGGAGTCAAACGAGGAAGCAAGGGCGATCTCGGGCTGCGACATGATAGCGCAGGTATATGCCCAGCTATGGGATTCGACCGATGAGCTGCTGAGGAACGCGTGGCTTCTGGATTTCTTCCTTGACGATGGCGTGCTCTACATGGTCATCGCGAGTGAGGGCAAGCTATACCGCGCGAAGCTTGACGTCGACTCAGCGACAGATACGGTGATCTTGGGTGAGTGGCAACAGATCAAGGTAGACCATGTGCCCATCGAAACGAGGCTTACGGTAGAGCGCCAGGCAGACGGCAGGTGCCGGTTCGTGGCGATCGCCAACACGGCGATTCTGAACCGCGTCGGCGAGATCGACAGTATGGCCTTGTTCGACAACTTCATCCAGCGTGCCGAGGATAGCGGAAAGTACCCCTACGTCACCTTCTACCACATCAGCAATGAGAAGCTCCTCCCTACGTTCCGCATGGGTCAGTGTGACTACCTGGCTCGAGATGAGGTGGCCTACATCGTCACCGGCTTGCTAGACGAATCGACGCCTCTCGGTGCGGATATGGCGCGTGCCCTAGAGGAGAACGCCGAGATTTGGGGCACGTCTATCGGATTCAACCCCACGGCCCCGCCTGAGCTGGCGGAGATCGGCGGGGTAAGGATTCCCGTATATCGCGAGGGGGAGCATAGCGAGCTGTCGCTCATTCTGAAGGAAGATGCGGCGGCTCTCTTCACGGCAGTTATTAGAGAGGAGGTTAGCATGGACAGCAGAATCGCCAAGGCGCTAGAAGCGCTTGGACTGAGCGAGGAGCGGATCGCGGAACTCGGTACTTTGGTCGATGACGTCAAGCACCGTGTCAAGGATGAGGATATGGTGACGCGAGAAATCGAAGAGGCACCCGCGGAGACACCAGAAGTAGTGCTCGTAGAAGAGTTGGTAGAAGAGCCTGTGGAAGAGCCCGCAGAAGTGGTACTCGATGAGGAAGCACTGCCCGCGCTCGCCGAAGGACTCCTGAGTTCCGAACCCTTCCAGGGGATTCTCGTGCCCATCGTAGAGAGCCTGGAGGCGCTTGGCAAGAGGCTCGAAGAGGCGGTGGCTACACTGACCGCAACCCAGACGGAGGCGCTGGAGCCGATCCGTACCAGGCTCGATCAGTTGGAGCGGACCGACGACGAGAAGAAGGACGAGTGGATGAAGGACTTGCCCGCCAAACGGCAGCTCACTGTGAAATACCGTGCGCCGGGTAGGGAGCAGGGTGAACCGGCCCCTAAGACTTATGCGGAAACGGCTGAGGAAACCGTAGCCGCGATCAAAGGAGGCGCATAATGAGTGAACTTGAATCAGTATTGGCCCACCTGGCAGACACCAGCGAGGCCAACGCTAGTGCGGTCCGGCAGTTGCTCAAGACCAACGATCAACTGGTCCGCCGCCTCACGATAGGGGACGACGCGACTATCTTCGGATGTTGCGGGTTGTTCGACCTCTGTAGCAACCAGGATCTGATGTCGCTCTCCCTGGAGGGCGCCAACAAGTTCCTCGACTGGCTGGGGTGGATCCTCACCGAAGTCTGCATCGAGAGACGGTCCTTCATCAACTTCGTGAGGCCGGAGCAGTATGCAGGCGCGTGCACCGCCGGGTATCTGGCGGATCCGTGCGCCGACCCGAACTCCTACGAGTTCGGTACCTGTGACTTCATCATCCAGGACTACGGGCGCTTGCGGAGAGAGGGCCACGTTCAGGACGTGACCTATGACTTCATGAAATACTGCGAACGCCAGCCGATGTACCGTCTGGATGGGTCTCTGATAACCAACCAGACCGAGTACGAGATGCGCTTCGCCACTGAGGTCATTCTGCAGGACCTGAAGCGATATACCGTCACCGGAGCGGCGGCCCCTGGCCTGTTTGACGGCCTGGAGTCTTTGGTGACCAACGGCTATGTCGATCCCAACGGCAAGCCCTGTTCCTCGATGGACAGTATCGTCATCGACTGGAATCAGAACACGATGGCTGGCGGAGCGGGCATCACCTGGAACGGTGGTGCGGTAGGTGCCGGGTTCAACTTTGTTGATGTGCTGATGGCCGTCTACAGGCACATCAAGCAAAACATCTCGTGGGCGCCTTCGCTGGCGGCGCGTCAGATGCAGGTCGGCGAGATGATCATCCTCTTGCCCGGCTTCCTCCGGCAGTGCCTGTTGGATTCGTTCACGTGCTGGTCTGTCTGCCCCGGTGCTCAGTATCAAGAGGTAGCGATACAGAGCTACGAGGCCAGGCAGTTCCGCCTCTCCCTGAACGGCGGCATGTTTGGGGATGGGGCAATCAGCATCGACGGGTTTACGATCCCTCTCATTCAATACGATTGGGAGTTGACCAAGGGTCCGACCCGCGGGGACATCTACCTGCTCACCGGCGGCATCGGCGGGGTGAAGACTCTGCATGGTGAGATGCTGGATATGAGCAAGATCCCCTCCAAGCATGACGGGTTTGCCTATACCGATGGCGGAAGGCTCCTGACGTGGGAGGAGCAGGACCATACCTGCGTAAAGCAGATTGTAGAGATGAGGCCTCGAATCGTCGCGTGGGCGCCGTGGACGTTGGCACGGTTCCACGATGTCAGGTGCGCGGTTCCTGGTGGACCTAAGAGCCCGGATCCTTGTGAGGAGAGTTACCACCCCGAGGAGTGCTTCTGCGTGGCTCAGTGCCCGGAATAGCATGATAGGGGGGCAGCGTCGCCCCCCCTTACTAGAAGGGGGCATCCGTGCAGGAACTGACGGCCATAGTACCGTTCTGGAACGGACACGAGACGATCGAGCGGTTGCTGCGTAGTCTACCAGTCGACCTTCCGGTGATCATTGTGGACGATCACTCGGATAAGGCTCTCGATCTGGACGTGGAGATCATCCGCCCTCTGGAGAAGGGATACTTCTCGGGGGCGGTCAACGCTGGCATGCGGGCCTGCGACACTGATGTTCTCATTCTGAATCAGGATGTGTGGCTTGAGGACGGCTGGCTCGATCATCTGAACGGACTGCGGGAGAAGCATCAGATCGTCGGCGACGGGGTGATGAGTCACCCCGTATGGCCTCAGGGCTACGTGCAAGGAACGTTCATGTACGTAGCCCGCGCTGTGATTGAACGGGTAGGGTTCCTGAATGAACGGGACTACCCGCTATGGGGTTCGACGTGCGAATACCAGCTAAGGGCGTGCAGGAAGGGGTTCAGCGCCTATCCGACTGAGGAGTTCAATCAGTGGATGAAGCATGAACCCAGGCCGGAGGGCAGCCCATTCGGACCAGCGATCACGGAAGCGATCAAGCGGGAGCCGAACAAGAAGAACCTGTTCATCCGCACGCCGCCGGCGATCTCCGTAGTGGTGCCTTGCTACAACTATGGGCGATACCTCACGGATTGCATCAATTCTCTGATAGGCGGTGATACATGCCTCGGGCTGATGGACGGCCAGACCTTCCAGTCCTTCGAGGTCATTATCGTCGACGACGCCAGTACGGATGAAACGGCAGAGATCGGCCGGGCGTTCGCGGATCCTTGGAAGGGCATCCGATACATCAGGCACAAGAGGAACCTCGGGACGCCGTTCGCCCTGAACACCGGCGTAAAGGCGGCTCGGGGTCAGTACATAACTATCCTCTCAGCGGACGACATGCTGGAGCCGTGGCACCTTGACAGCCTATACCGGGAGTGCGAGGCCAACCCCCAGAGGGTGACCTATGGCGACCTGAGGCAGCTCAAGAGCGGCCAGAGGGACAAGGCGCTCAAGCTCCCTCAGTACAACTTCGAGCAGGTGTTGAAAAAGAACCCGATGTCGGCGGGGATCATGTATCCGAAGAAGGCCTGGAGAGAGGCCGGCGGGTACTCCGAGATCATGGTAGAGGGCCGCGAGGACTGGGCTTTCAATATCGCCCTCGGGATACAGGGATGGTGCGGGCTCCATGTGGGAGGCCCCCCTGGATACCTGATCCGGCGCGAGAAACAGAACAGAAGCCTGACCACGGCGACGGCGGACTACTACAGATTCTTCAGAAGGCAGCTGACGGCGCTGTTTCCGGCGGTATATGCAGGAGATCGACCTATGGGATGCTGTGGACCTAGAAAAGCCGCTGTGGTGGCGAAAAACCCCACAGCCCGGGTGCAAAGGGAGGTATACGACGTGGGAGTAAAGGGTATGGCGCTAGTCGTTTTTGAACTGGACATCGGTGCACCGAAGACGATCTATGGCCCGGTGACGGGTATAGCCTATCAGTTCGGTGGGCGCAGGAAAATAGGGAGGGTAGACAAGAGAGACCTCCGAACGGGAACGGCTAGGAACCCCGGCTTCTTAGAGATGTATCAAGGGAAGAAGAGGATCTTCAGGGAGACCAAGGACCCCGGCAAGGCGCCCCCGAGAAAGAAGGTAGAGCCTCCGGTCGAGGAGTTCCCGCTTCTCAGTACAGCGGAGATCCCGGACCCCAGCTCGATGAAGGTCAAGGAGATCAAGGAGTTCTCTGGAAGCCTGGATGATTGGAAGGCCCTCCGCGAGGCCGAAGAGAACGGCAAGAACAGGGGCACGGCGATCAAGTTCATAGATGCGGCGATAGCCGACGCTGAAGGACAGCCCGACTTGGAATGATCAAACTGGCGCTGGCGGTATGGGGGCTGACGTGGCTGCTCACTTTCTGGAGCGGCACCGAATGGCTCCGGGAGAAGTTGGGCGTCGGTTACGACACGGATGCCGGGGGCTTTCCCATCGAGAGGTGGGCTGCCACACGACTAGCAGAATGGGTGAACTGCCCGAGCTGCGCTGCGGTGGTCGCCACTGTAGCGGTGCTCGTATGGAACTGGCTCGGGTTGCCAGGGATAGAAGGATTGGCGGTCCTCGGGATAGTTGTCTTGATCGTCAGGTGGTGGCAGGGAGCCAGAGTCAAGAAAGAATGGTGGGTATAGGACGGCACAACCGATTCCGTTCTCAAAACGACTCCATATCTCTGCATTCTAGTTCGGAGCTAAGATGACCATAACTGTACTCAGGCCAGGTACCCACGTTGTGCCATTGGGCATAGGACTTAGCGTCATATCTAGCGGTGGCGCTCCTGCTGGCAACGGGTTGTTGAACAACCTCATTACCTACTCGGCAGGCAACGAACTCAACGGCGACCGGCTAGACCTCCACGTCAACGCCCTGCACCTCACGGACGTGAATACCGTCACAAGCAACCCTGGCTGGCCTGGGGTCTATGCGAACTCTCGCCAGTACACGGCGGCGAATAACGAATATCACACGCGCCCGGGCGACGATGCCTTATTGTCCACCGGGGATATAGATTTCACGCTGGCGACGTGTGTGTATCAGGATTCAAAACCGGGCGCATCTATGGCTATTGCAGGCAAAGATAATAATGGTGTCAACACAAGGGAGTATTTGGGTGTTTGGGATCAACCCACAGACCGCTATCGTTGGATAGTGCGGGATGGCAACAACATCATTGGTGATGTCAACGCGGTGACTCTCGGCGCACCGGTCCTTGCCACATGGTATCTGATCGTTTGTTGGCATGACGCGGTGGCGAACACCGTATCTATCCAAGTCAACAATGGGGGAGTGGATGCCGCAGCGACGACTGGAGCGCCAGCTGATACGGCGGGGATTTTTAGAATCAGTTGGAACCAGGCGGGTTTTGACTGGGACGGTCGCATCGGCCCGACGATGTTCTGGAAGTCCGCAGCCGGGGCGGGCGGAGTATTGACAGCAGCGCAGAGAACAGCCCTCTGGAATGGGGGCACGCCGCTCACTTACGCAGCCTTTACGGTATAGGAGAATAGCATGGCAGGACAGCCAGCGGTCAAGGGTCAGCCGTTCACCTTCTACGCCTACCTGACCAGTCAAGCGAATACGAACATCTTCCAGGTCAACCCAACCCTAGCAGCAGGGGATGTCCTGGTATCGGTAGACGGCGGCGCCTTGGATCCTATCACGGTACTCCCAACTGTAGTTCCTGCTGGGGGCCCCCAGGTTCAGGTCAATCTCGCTGGCGCAGAAGTAGGGGATATGACAGCGGTTTGGTTCCACGACGTGCTCGGAGGCGAGTGGCAAGACGTGACATACATAGTCGGGACCGACATTCAGCAGATAGGGGACCTAGCTGTGCCCGGAGATGAAATGGCACTGGAGGACGACGCTATAACGAGTGCCAAGTACGACGAAACGACAGCCTTTCCTCTCGAAGCGGAGGATGCTGGCGCGACTGAGGTAGCGCGAACCGGGGCGGATGCGGATACCTTGGAGACCTTGAGCGATCAGATAGACGGCGTCTGTACTCTGGGGGCCGGCGCAGTAGAAGTGACCTATACGCTGCTTAGCACGGTAGGGCCTTTTGATCCGATTCCCGACGCGGACGTTTGGGTGACTACGGACATTGGAGGCCTGAACGTGATAGCCGGTGGCAGGACAGACGCCCTTGGGGAAGTGGTCTTCTGGCTGGATTCCGGAACAACCGTCTACGTCTGGCGGCAGAAGACTGGATGGAACTTCACCAATCCAGATACGGAGGATGTACCCTGATGTCGGATTGGGAGGGAAGCGGAACCCCGGTAGTAATAATCCCGCCTACTCCGAGCGCTGTGGTGGGAGTCTCACCGTCGATCGTGCCGGTGGCGAGTGCCCTGGTTGACGACAGCAAGAGCGCGATCTCTATGGCGAGGTATACGCAGCTCATAGGGTACCCTGAGTGCCAGTTCTTCGGTGTGCGCAATGAGGACGAAATCGCCGATTCGGAGTGTAGGACCATCTGGCTCAAGTCAGAGCGGGACATGGTACTCAAATATCTCTTAGAGGCGCAAGAGGAACTAGAGAACCACATCAGGTATCCACTCAAGCCGCGGTGGATAGAAGATGAGCAGAGGCCATACAGCTGCCCGGTGGAGGCTATGTGGCACAAGATCATTGAGGCGGGGGTACGGGCGGAGGACGATGTAGCCCTGGGACAGACGGTAGTTCTGAGAGTCGGTGGTCTGATTATCGACCCGGCGTTAGTGACGATCCCGGCCGTGACCTTTACGGACATCAGCGAAGTCAGAGTATACCATCCCAGAGGGGATCCCTGCTCGTTGACTCCCGTAGAGATTCACCCTAGTTGTGTGACCATCGATGCGGGGGTACTGACCATCGAGATTCCGAGATGTAGGCTGGTGACTGAGGCGGCTGCCGACAATCCGAGAGCAGGCATTGACTATGAAGACGATGACAACTTCGAGGACACAGTAGACGTGACGCGGGTCTACGATGACACCTCAGAGAACGCGACGCTGGTCTGGCCGCACAGGTGCAGCAGCGAATGCGGCGCGGCGAGCTGCGGCGAATACACGAAAGATGGCTGCATGTATATCAGGAACGGAGAGGCGGGGATCGTCGACGTTCTCCCGGGTACGTACTCCGATGGGGCGTGGGTAGCCAGTTGCCTTACCTCGAGACCGCAGATCGTACGGTTGAACTATAGGGCGGGGATGGATCCGTTGACCTATCAGGCGGAGGATGCTCTTCTGAGGTTGGCGCACTCGAAGATGCCCAATGAGCCATGCGGCTGCGACATAGTACAGCGGTTGTGGGCTAGGGACAGGAACATTCCTGCAATAATGACGGCGGAGCGGGCAAACAATCCGTTCGGCATAAACGACGGGGCGTGGATAGCGTGGAAGTTCGCTAGGGCACTGAAGAAGGTTCGGGTGCATGTAATGTGATCCTGTTCAAAGAGATCAAGCCGAAGCGGTTCAAGGACGCGGCGTTCAGGGCTGCATTAGTTGATGAGATGCGCAAGGTCGGTGAAGACATCAAGCGTTCATTCAACCAGACCACGGCGACGTGGAAAAACCGCCCGGAGTTTGAGGTAGAGATAGCCCTGAAGTATGGGGCCGAGATCTTCGTTTGGACTGATGACAAGATTTACAACTATGTGAGCGGAGGAACGGAGGAGCACATCATTCTTCCGGTGAACGCGCAGGCGCTACGCTTTAGAGAGGGGTTCATTCCCAAGACCAGACCGGGGACGTTGGTGTCAGTGGCAGGGGCGCAGTTCGGCAAGGTAGTTATGACGGCGGGGGTTATTCATCCCGGGACGAAGCCAAGAGACTTCGACAAACAGGTCAAGGCAAAGTGGGAGAAGCCGTTCAAGCGCAGGATGGAGCAGGCGATGAAGCGGGCAGCAAAGGCCAGCGGGCACGCGATCTAATTTGCCGGGAAACTTGCAAGCCAGGAAGAAGATTGAGAGGTAGCAATGAGAGTGACGGTCATAAGGCGCAAACAGCAAACGGTTCTAGTCGAATGGCAGGACGAAGGTCGCTGGCGCGCGTATGTGCCTGCCGAAGCGGTCACAGACGATGAGTGCCCTTCGGAAGAGTTGCAGATGGGGATCCCCTATGGAGTACCGTGGGCGGAGGTCGTAGGGGACCTAGTGATCACCGGTAAGCAGATCGAGGACACGCTGAAGAGACACGGCATCTGGACTCTGGAGGACGCGAAGAAGAACCCGATGAAGGCAGCGACCGCGCTACAGGCGGTGCACAAGATAGGCGTTAGCGCCCTGATCGCAAGGGCGGTGAGCGCCATGACAACGGAAGGGGGCTAGAGGAGGTAAGCAATGAGCGAGCCATTGAAGGGCGGAAATGGTGCACTGTTCGTGCAATTGGACGGACCAAACTCGGAGGTTCACTATCTAGGGTGTCACGAGTTGGGTGACATCGAAGAGCCGTTGGGTGACCTCACCCTATTGTGGTGCCGGGATCCTTCGGCACCCAACAAGTTCCAGAAAATCGGTAGCTATGAGGGCGAGCCGGGGACGATCAGCTCGAGCATCCTGACGAATGTTCTGAAGACGGCGGACTGGCTCGAAGGGCTGCGCTGCCCAGCGACGATCTTCGTCAATATGTGGGAGTGCGGACGCGCAGACGTTTTCGAGAATTGGGTGAGGTCTTTCGTTCTGGAAGGTGTGCGAGTCTCTACGAAACGCCTCTCCAAGCTGGTAGTCAGAAAGCCGGGCGACCAAGATGAGTCGACCCAGAGCTTCGATCTGCAGGCCGTGGCGCTGCACCGGTTGCTGGACGTGAACGTCAACCGGCAGACGATCACTGAAGAGCAGTCTCTCAACGATGTGGTGTTCTGCAACGACCCCAGGTGTCAGGATGATTGCGGCGTGGCATTGGACTACTGCCAGACCGGGTTCATCGTCAGCGACCCACTGACGGGTAGCGCCGCGAACGTAGCCAACGTGCTGTCCACTGTAGACGGCGGCGCAGATGGTTGGCTGGAAACCGTAGAAGAGCCCTTCGCCGCAGCTATGGTCATCGCCAGCGTGATCTGCGTGGAGATCGGCGGCGGGATAACGCGAACGATCGTCGCCCGGGGAACACAAGACGGCGGCCCTGTGGACATCGCCTATAGCGATGACGGTGGGGCTACGGCGTGGGTACCCGTCGAAGTAGGGGCGGTAGATGACCAGTACGCCACGATGGGGGGAACCCTATTCGCGTTGGACCTCTACCATATCTGGCTGGTTTGCACTGGCGGGTATGTTTACTTCTCCGATGATGCAGGGGTAACCTGGACCGCGCAGTCTGCAGGCACCCTGATCGGCACCCTGAACCACATCGATTTCGCCGATGAGAACTATGGCGTGGCGGTAGGGGTCGCCGATGAGATGCTCTACACGGACGACGGGGGCGCGACGTGGCAGCTGATCCTAGGAGACAATGGGGCCATAGAGATCCTCTGCGTGGACGTGAGGGACCAGTACCGCTGGTGGCTAGGATATGTAGACGGCACCCTCTGGTACACCGAGGACGGCGGAGTCACCTTCGTTCAGAGGGATTATCCCGAGGCGGCGACCCATACTCTGGGGATCACGGACATCACATTCGTCAACGATCTGGTCGGCTACATGATAGCCAACAAGGCCGGCCCCATAGGTGATGTGTACCGCACGATCAACGGCGGGCGCAGCTGGCGCCTGCTAACGGACACGCCGACGAACGCGGGTCTAAACGCGATTTGGGCCTGCAACGTGAACATGGCCTATGTCGTAGGCGAGGCGGAAGGCACGACCGGAGTAGTTCTGAAAGTTGCGTAGGTATAGTGGGTCGGTGAGGAGGCGGGATATGCTCCCTGCCCAGCCTCCCGCCGGCCCTGATGAAAGGGGGCAAGAATGAGTGAAATCTTCGTCACATCTACCGGGGTGGAAATCACCCTGAAGAATATCTCCCCGGCCCTTATGGCCATGGTGCGAACTAGCGTCGAATTCCCCAAGAGGCCGACCTACGAAGCCAAGACCGTCGCCGGCGACATCGAAGTCCACGAGCATGATGAAACCACGCTGGAGACCGACGAGGATCGCGAGGCGTGGGATCGGTACTTGGTGGAGTTCATGCAGGCCGAGCAGGAACGGGCGCTGCGGGTCGGCAATGCGCTCTTCAAGCGCGGCATCGACTACGAAGCGCTAGAACTACCCGAGGATGACAGGTGGATCAAGGAGCAGAAGGAACTAGGTGTTAAGGTTCCTAAAGATCCCCTGGAGCGGAAGAGACACTGGCTGGAGACCGAGGCATTCACCACCGAAGATGACATCCGGCAGCTAAGTCTACGGTTGATGGCCCTGTCGGGTACGCCTGAGGAGGTGATAGCGGCTGTGGAGCGTTCCTTTCGAGGTGAAGTGGAAGGGGACGCCGCTGGAGAACCTGAAGATCGCGGCGGGAGCGTGGAGCTTCAGCATGACCTACCTGGAGACGATGGCGAGACAGGAGTGGGGGAAGACGGGTGATGAGTGGCAGGCACTGCCCGAGGAGGAGCGCGCCAATATGCTGGCCTTTACACGCGTAAAGCTCAAGATGGCCGCTGTGGAGATACAGGAACGGGAGCGGGAGATGATTCGTGGCTGAGAAGATCGGCCTCCAGGCCGTTCTTGAAGATGCACAATTCCAGCAGGGCATAAAGCGCTACGTTCACGGTCTGGACGAGATGCAAAGGCGCACGACCGATACTGCCCAGACCAGCGGGGGTGCCATGTCGGGCTTGGGCGTGGCCCTGATGACCGGCCTCGGCGCCGCTATTGGTGTTGTCACGGCGCAGCTCATCCCTAAGCTGGTTTCCGGTCTCCAGCAGATCGGCTCTACCATCGTTGACATCGGTGGTAGAGCGATCATGACCGCTGCCCGCGTGGAGGAGATGGGCGTTGTCGTAAAGTATCTAGGCGAGCAGGCGGGCTACAGCGAGAAGCAACTAGATGCGTTTGTAGCGCAGATCAAAGAGGCTGGCATCCGCACAGATGTCGCGCAGGGCACCGTTGCCCAATTCGCACAGTATCAACTCGACCTAGCCAAAGCCACCGACCTAGTAGCCGTCGCTCAGGGCGTGGCGATCAAGGCGAATGAGGATTCCTCGGAGTCGATGCAGGTCTTGATCGACGCCGTTGTGACCCAGAACACGATGATGCTGCGACGTCGTGGCATCATCGTCAACATGGGCAAGGCGATGGAGGACCACGCCAAGCTCCTGGGCAAAGAGGCCGACGAACTGGATGATGCCGAACGGGCACACGCAGCCCTTAACGCTACACTTGCGGCGGGGCAACCCCTGATCGGATTGTACGGGGCCGCTATGGAGACCGCCGGCAAACAAATCCGGTCTATACCCCGGTATGTCGCTGAACTTCTGCTCGAGATAGGCATCCCCTTCCAGACGACCTTCAGTGACGCCGTGTTCCTCCTGGTTGACTTCACCGCCGCACTGACCATTGCTGCGCAAGAGGGCGGCTGGCTGAACACCATCCTCAAGGAACTCGGCGCGACGGTCAACACGTTGGCGGCTCCGTTCATCTCCTTTGGGCGCACGGCGATAGGGGTGATGCAGGACCTGTATCTAGTCATGGGTACCTTTAGGGGACCGGACGTGGACCTGATGCGCTCCAGTATCGCCGATCTTGAGAGGCAAATCACCGGACTGAAGCCACCCGACCTGAGCAAGGGATGGCAGGATGAAGCTAGTGAGATAGTCAAGATCAATAGGGATCTGGGCGCGGCGATCGGGCGGATATGGGAGGACGTGAACCGCTCGATAAGCCAGAGCATGGATGACTGGAATCGACGCCGGGGGCAAGACCTGGGCAATTGGCTCAGGGACCAAGCCAGAGACCTAGAAGACTTTCACCGGAGCATCGCCGAGGTCTTTGCCGATGTGGACGAACGAATCTCAGAGATGATGGCGGATCGGGAAAAGGACCGGGCCAGGGAATCGGAGGCCTGGAATCAGCAAGTCCAGCGGGCGCAACAGCGGCACGAGGATGATATGGCCAACCTTCGCAGAGACGCGAACATGGCCGAGACCAAAGAGGAATATGATCTCATTCAGTCTATCATCGCCGAAAAGGAGGCGCAATTCAAGGATGAACAGACACTCGAAGCCAAGAACCGGCGGGAGGCCTTGGCAGCGGAGGAGAGGGAGTTTCAGGCTGAGCTGGCCAAGGAAAAGCGGCGGGCCCAGGAACGGGCCGCAGTGATGGAGGTGGAGTTCAACCGCCGCCGGGCAAGGGAAGAAGAGGACCGCCAGATCAGGTTGCGCCAGGACGAAGAGGAGTTCAACCTGCGCATGGCTCGCCAGAGGGAGGAGGCCGGCCGCAGGGAAACCGATCTCAAGGCGGCATCGAGCGAACGACTGGCGGCACTGAATGAAGAGATAGCGCAGATCCAGAAGAGGCAAGAGGAAGGGTACATTCAACAGCGAGCGGCGCTTTCATTGCAACTTGCCAAAGAGCGCATGGAACTGGTATCATCACTTGCCCAAATGCCCGCTCTCCACGCCAAGTACCTAGTGGAATCGGCCGCGGCCTACGACCGCTTATCGGAAGTGTTCGCACAGAAGCTAGGCATACAGTTCCCTCTCATCAAGGCCGCGTGGGACGCAGAGGATTGGAGTTCCCTGGGGGACATGGCACTATTGGCGATCTGGAGGGTCGACTGGGATACGCGTGCGAAAGTGCAAGGCGTGATCGCCGGGTTTGTGGTGGACTGGATGACATCGTATATCAAGGGCATCCTGTCCTACGACGCAGTGGCGGCCTTGGCCATGGGGAGCATCATGGTCAAGGGCCTCCAGAAGATGCGGGAGAAAATAGGGGACTTCTGGACCCTCGGGTACAACGTGATGCTAGCCTTTGGCAAAGGGATGCTGTACCTGCAAGACTGGATCGCCGACGTGGTGCGGGACCTGATGGGGCGGGCGGTGCGGGCGGCCCTAGACAAGCTGGGTATCGGGAGTCCGAGCAGGGTCTTCCTAGAGATCGGGCAGAACCTTGACCTTGCTCTGGCGGAGGGCATCCGATCTCTAGGGCACCTCCCGGCATTGGAGATGGGGCGCGTGGCGGGGGCGACGATGCACAGCGTTAGCAACGTCACGACGAATAACTACTATCAAAACCTGACTGTTCACTCAGCGTCACCCGTGGAGCCAATCATTCAGGACTTTCACATGATGAGCTCTATGAGTTGAAGAAACTAGGGTCCAGTTTACTTTAACAGTCAGATAGGGGTAGCAATGAATGGGCTCTGTGAGTGCGGTTGCGGTGAGCGGGTGAGCAAGCCAGGGAATCGGTTTGTCAAAGGGCATACCCTTCGTGGCCGGGGTCCCAACAGTCCTAACTGGAAGGGCGGCCCAGTCAAAGTGACCTGCGCCTTCTGCGGGAAGACCGTTCTCCGGAATAAGGATCAGGTCAAGAGGTCAAGCAATCACTTCTGCAACACAGCGTGCTACGCTCAGTGGAGATCAGAAAACCTGATCGGACCTAACCATCCCAGCTGGAACGGTGGTCCAACCGAAGTGACCTGTGCCTTCTGTGGCGAGAAGATCCGGCGGAAAAAGTCACGGGCCGATAAGTATAGCAATCATTTCTGCAGCGCAGCGTGCCAGGCTCGGTGGCAATCGGAAACTCGGAGTGGCCCCGACAGTCCCGGCTGGCAGGGCGGCCCAATTGAAGTCGCCTGTGCTTTCTGCGGGGAGACTATCCTGCGGGCTAAATGGCAGGCCGAAGAACACAGCAATCATTTCTGTAGCGCGGCGTGCCAGGTGCAGTGGAGATCGGAAAAGTGGAAAGGCCCCAACAGTCCTACCTGGAACGGGGGCCCAGCCGAAGTGGAGTGCGCCTTCTGTGGCGAGGCCATTCTCCGGGACAAGTCTCAGATCAAGATGTCAAGCAATCAGTTCTGCAACGCAGCATGCCATGCTCAGTGGAGGTCGGAGAATCAGAAGGGTGCGGCCCATCCGAGCTGGCAGGGTGGCCCAACGGAAGTAGCCTGCGCCTTCTGCGGTGAGAAAATCCTCCGGAAAAAGAATGAGATCAAGAAGTCAAGCAATCTCTTCTGCAGCGCAGAATGCTATGCTCACTGGAGATCGGAAAACTGGACTGGCGAGAATGGTCCTAACTGGAGGGGCGGCCCAATCGAAGTCATCTGTGCGTTCTGCGGAAAGAAGATCCGCAAATGTAAAGCCCAGACGGAGAGGGCGAGAAATCATTTCTGTAGCAAAGCCTGCCATGATCTGTGGCAAGCCGGGGTCAATGGTTCTAGCTGGCAGGGCGGCAAGTCCTTTGAGCCATATACCCCGCAGTTCAATGGAGCACTAAAACTGACCATTCGAGAACGGGATGGGTTTACCTGCCAACTGTGCAGCGAACCGGAGAACGGGAAGGCGCACCACTGCCATCATGTGGACTATGACAAGCAGAACAGCGACCCAGACAACCTCAGCCTACTATGCCATAGCTGCCATTCGAAGACGAGTCGCAACCGGGCCTTTTGGACGAACCTATTCCAAGCGCAGGTAAAATTGGGGCGAGCTAGGTCAAACTTACTATTGAATACAAAAGGGGGCCAAAATGAAGAAGGGAGCCCTTCTGCTGGCGGTTCTGTTGCTGGCCATGATTGGAGTGAGGCTGCAGATGGGTAGGTGTGACATAGAGCATAAGATCATAACCCCGGATGGCCAGGAGTTCGTGTGCACGGGGAGGATCGTACCCGGTTCGCCGGACCTCGACTGGCCTCTTGGAGGGGAAGGTCTGCCCCAAATCGAACACCTGCAACAAGAGGTGTATGGAATGCCGGGGGCGCTCTACAAGGGTGTCGTGGTCAAGCCGCGGCTACTGATCTTCACCGCGACCATGTGGGGAAACAATCAGAAAGCCCTTATGCAGATCAAGGCCCGGATGCAGGGGGCCTTGCGTTGGGACAGGGCAGACCGTGGCGACCCCTCGATCTATCGCATCACGGTCAATGGGGTCTCCAGGGATCTCTACGTGCGTTATGACAGTTCAGTAGAGCGCCGGGTGGGGCGCCCTGGTCTTATGTCAATCGTCGCGCTACGACTGATTGCTCACGACCCGTTCTGGTATGACCCGGTGACTCAGGAGCAAGTCTTGGATTGGGAGGATGAGTTCACTAGCCGGTACATCCTGGCGAAGATAGACGGGGTGTGGGATCCGATGGGACCGCCAACCGCCGCCGGGACCGTGAGCACAATCGTCGTGGACCCCACCACCGGCGATGTCTACGTGGGCGGCTCGTTCGCGGCGTGGGACGGGTTGCCGGGCGTCACCGGGAACAACGTGGTCATGTGGGACGTGTCGGCGCAAGCCTGGGTAGCGATTGGCGGCGGACTGAACGGGGCGGTCCACGTCCTCTACATCACAGCCGACGGGACGCTGTACGTGGGCGGATTGTTCACCAACGGATCGGGCGGCGCTGGGGATGGGGCGGCGGACTATCTGGCGCAGTACGACCCGACTACGGACACCTGGGTCAACGTTGGCGGCGGTCCTGGAGCGGGTGCGGTTACTGGCGTCTATGACATCGTGGAGGGCCACGACGGGGCGCTGTACGTGATAGGGGAGTTCACGAACTGGGGCGGCCTCGGATCGCCAGCGGGTGATCATATCGTCCAGTTGCCTCTAGGCGGGGCCTGGGCCACGGTGGGCAATGGACTGAACCAGTTCGGGCGTTGCGGCGTGATCGCTCCGAACGGCCACCTCGTCGTCGGGGGCTTCTTCGGCACGGCGGGCGGCGTTGCCTGCAGCTACATAGCGGAATGGGACGGGACCGTTTGGTCGCCCCTGGGGGCCGGGACCAATGGCACTGTGCTTGATGTGGTCTACGGACCCGACGGCAAGCTGTACGCTTGCGGCGTGTTCACTACGGCGGGCGGCCAGACTGTGAACTATGTCGCGTCCTTTAACGGGGTTATATGGAGCAACCTGGACGGCGGGCTTGATGCTCAGGCGTGGAAAATGGCGATGGGTGACGACGGGAGGCTGTACGTCGTGGGATCGTTTGGGCAGGCTGGTGAGTTGACGTTGACCGATCGGGCGGCCTGGTGGAATGGGTTCGCCTGGGCGCACCTAGCGTTTGACTTGCCCGGCGCTCCGTCTGTGCGGTCGGTGACGGTGGACGGTGAGGACTTGTACTTTGGTTGGGACGCTGCGGGCACGGTCCTGGTGGCTGGAGACAATACTGTCACCGATGCCGGAAGCGTCTTTGCCCTTCCGATCATCGAGGTCAAGAACGCGGGGCTAGTCCGGTCCATCCGCAACGAGACCACGGGCCAGGAAATCCCCTGTGATGTGCTCATCCTCGACGGCGAAATCGTCACCCTGGACCTGAGTGTAGGCCAGAAGACCGCCACGTCCAACCGGCGCGGCAATCGTTTGGGCGGCATCCTCCCCATGTCCGATATGGGTGAGTTCTGCCTAGAATCCGCCCCGAGGGCGCAGTACGGCGGCGTGCATGGGCAAAATCATGTGAGCGTGTTCATCACAGACGCGGACCCCAGGGAGAGTGGCGACGATAACAACCAGCTCTCAGCATGGGAGAGTATCACCGGGATCTCGCAGGGCAACACGGACCGGGGCAGGCTCTATGTGAGCATCGTTTTCGACGGCGCGGACTATCACGTCAACCTCTACAGCGACGCGGCCAGGACTGAGCTAGTGGGGCATACGGCCGACTACGCTGCCCCTGGGGCCCAGGCGATCATAGAGGACAACGGCTCGGGTCTTGGAGGGACGATCACGGTTGACGCGGTAGTGGGAGCGGACGCGGACATTGAGGTCTGGTTCACAATCGTGACAATGTTCTGGCGGAATCGATGGTGGGACTTAGATAGCGCGGTGAGTTGATGGCAGAGTATGAGGTCTGGATACTGCATCCTGCGACCGGAGTGCCTCTACTTTTGGCAGATGACTTTGAGACGCTGGAATACGCCAAGAGCACCAATGATCTCGGAGCCTTTACATTCGCCATAAGTGAGGACGCCTTTGACATCTCTATGGCGCAGAAGGACGGGAGGGTAGTAGTTTGGCGCCAGCCGGAGGGCGGCAAGAGGGCCATCGATTTTGCGGGACTGATTCGGTTCAAGCGCAGGCAATACATGGAGGGCAAACACACCCTGGTTCTGAAGGGGCCCTGCTACAATCACATTCTAGGGAGGCGGATCATCGCCTACAACGCGGGTACGGCTCAAGCCCTCAAATATCAAGCGGCAGACGATCTTGAAAAGGCGCTAGTGAGGGAGAACCTTGGGGCCAGCGCGACTGCGGACCGGAACCTAGTGACCCCCGGATACCTGAGCGTGCAGGCGAACGCTGGCGCAGGAACGGTAGTATGGAAGCAAGCCTGCCGGCGCCAACTACTCACGACGCTGCAAGAGGTCTCTCTATCAAGCATGGAGACCCCTTCTACTGGGGTATGGTTCGGAGTGGTGCCTCTCAATCGCGGATTCGATATGGAGTTCAGGACGAACGTCCAACAGTGGGGGCAGGATCACCGTCACCCCGGCGGAATCCACGGGCCGCAGATCTTCGCGCTGGAGCGCAACAACATGGCGGAACCCTGGTCTGAGGAAGACGCCTGGGACGAGATCACATTCGTCTATGTTCAGGGATCCGGCCAAGCCGACAACTGTATAATCCTCCCGGTGCAGGATGCGGCCAGGATCGGCGAAAGCCCGTTGAACAGGTGCGAAACCCTGCTGGATGAAAGCAGTGAAGACTACATCAGCCGGTTAGGTAGCGCTGGCAGAGCGGCCCTGGAGGAAGGCCGCCCGAAGAAGAGATTCGGGTTTTCCATCATAGAAACCCCCGCCAGTCTCTACGGGGTGCATTGGGGTCATGGGGACCTAGTGACAGGTAGCTATGAGGGCGAACAGTATGATCTTCACGTGGCGGCGGTACAGGTGACGGTAAAGGGTCAGAGGGAGGAGATCAGGGCCAACCTGGAGTACGCGGCATGATCGATCGGCTGGCGGCTATAGCGGAAGGTATCGAGCGGCTGGAGAGCGAGGAGGAGAGGCGGCTGATCACCGACTATCGCTGGCTGCGGCCTTGGAAGGATGATTTTCTGGGCCAAGTTCTACAGGAGCAGTATACCGTAGAGCTTTCTGGAGGTGGTAGTAGTGTTGTTCTGCAGAACAACCGTCACGGGGGCGTGGTCCGCCTCACGAGTGATAGCGCCGTTGGTTCTTGGGCGTACCTTTGGCTCGGAAACAACGCGGGCTTTGCGACGATAGACCCGGATGATGGGTATGAGCAGATATGCCGGGCGCAGCTATCTCACACCACGGAGACTTTCTTTTCTATCGCCTCAATACAGCCTGGGGCGGCCAACTACGTCGAGGTTTGCTGCAATACGGACTGGGGAAACAATTGGTACATCGCGTCGGACAACGACTCTTTGTTCGTGAGCTATACCGACAGCGGCGTAGCCATAGACACTGACTGGCACTGGCACACAATGATTGCGAGATCTGGAAGGATAGAACACCTGCTAGACGGGCAACTCATAAACACGCACACAACCAAGGTGCCCACGGTAGCCATGACCCCGTTTCTGCGACAGCGCAGACGCGGCAACTTCGTTCGCTATACGGACGTTAACTGCTGGATAGTGGCGCCCGAATGATAGATCAAGAGCTAGTCCGGCGCATCGTAGACGCTGAGAAACGGCTGGAAAGGCTACAGAGCCGTGAGGTCAGACGGTTCATCACCGACTACGACTGGCATAGGGGTTGGAAGGACGACTTCCTGGGCGATAGCCTGCACGAGCAGTACACCCCTGTCTCTAATGGCGCAGGTAGCGGCGGCACCTTGCTGTCCACACATGGCGGAGCCTATCGGCTCACGGCGGGCGCAGGGGCGGGATTCTATCACTACCTCTATCTTGGTGATGCAGCTGACAGCTATGGTACGCTGGACGCCGACTTAGGCTGGGTAATGCTGGCAAGGATGGCGGTTAGCGGCACAACCAGCGTATTGGGCTTGTTCGGTTCTCGTGATGTGGCATGGGCGAACTTCATCAGGCTAGGGATTGACACGACCCTATCCGTGAACTGGCTGATTCAAACTAGGACTGGCGGTGGCGCAGTCAATACCGTAGCCAGTGCGGTGCCTGCGGATACCGGCAATCACTGGCACGCCGCGAATGTCTACCCGATAACGGGCGGGCTCAGACAAGTGGACTACTATCTGGACGGCGTGCAGATTGCGACGACGACGATCTCGGTGCCCACGGCGGTCTTGACGCCAATGGCGATGTGCTATGCCGTTGCCGCAGCATCCCGCTACATGAACCTAGACTTCTGGGGGACGATACCAGGGAACCTATAACCTAATACCGGCGTCGATCCAGACAAGATAACTGGCGACAGGCTCTTTCTCTATTGAGCTTGTCGCCTTTTTTGTGGAGGGAACTATGGCAGGAGAACCAGGATACATCAAAGGGCTCAAGGATGATATGAAGGAAGTCACCCACATGGTCAGTGGGACGAGGGAGGCCATCGTGAGGATAGACACCACGCTGGCGGAGAACCTGCCAGCGATGAAGGCTCAGCTCTCACAACTGAACGGCACGGTGCGCCAGCATGATAAGGATATAGCCCTGCAACGCCAAGCCCATGAAGACTGTCCGGCCAGAAAGGCGTCTGGGGGGAACTTGGTCATTGATCTGAGCGACAGGAAAACGAAGGCTGCGGTAGGCGGGATCGTAGGTGCGCCTACCCTGTTGCTGGCCTTGGAGATCATTCGCTGGGCAACGCAATACTTCTCAAGCTAGGGAGGAAGGATGCAATACGAGAGGCCTGACGTCCTGAGGGGCGTACACTTCGGGCCCGGCACCTCTTGCGGGTTTGACATCGGCTGGTGGGCCAAAGAGATGAAGCAGATGGGCATCGGCTGGACCGTCTTCGTTGACGACGCCGGTTCCATGTATAACGCGGCCAAGGCCTGGCGCGAGAACGACATGACGCCCATTATGCGTATGTACGAGAAGTGGCCTGCGCCTCGCAGAATGATGGCTAAGAGCTGGCTTGCGGTCGAGAGGTATATCAAGGAAGGGATTACGAGGTGGATACTCACCAGCCATAATGAGACCAACCTGCCCGACGAATGGGAGAACAGGGCCTTGCCGCAGCCGATTGAGAAGGCGGCCGAAATCGTGGCGCCGCTCTGGCTGGCGGACGCCTTGAGGATCGCGCAGATGGGCGGCTATCCGGCGATTCCTCCCTTAGCTCATTGTGCGTATCATGGGGAGTGCTCCAGTATTCGTTACTCCAGGGCTTTCTTCAACTGGCTGGCAGCGAACGCCGATGGAGAGATGCGCTGGCTTCTGGACAATGGCTTGTGGCTGGCCGTTCACGACGCGGTGCTGAATCACGCGTGGATAGAAAACGGCGTTTGGCACTTCGAGCACCCCTACAACCTTGGACTGACCCCGCTAGACGACGATTGCTCCGCGATAGGTCATGAAGCCTACCGGGACATGATCTGGAATCGGTGGGGCAAACGGCTACCTATCATCAGCACAGAGGGTGGCGTATTTCACATCTTCCGTCAATGGGATAAAGACTATCCTATGTGGGTCCAGAACAGCCAAGATCACGGCAACTGGAGCCTGGCGCTGGACAGGTGGTATAGGGATGTCTATTGGCCCGAGCACAAGTGGTTCTGGGGATACTGCCCCTGGATTCTGGCTCAGCAGGTTCTAGGGCATCAGGGAATCTGGGACGAAGAGGCTTGGTACAGGGTTGGCGAAACCAGGCCCGTCGTGCAACTGTTGAAGCAAAACCCGCCGCGTTCGATTGATGTGCCGACACCTGCGCCTACCCCAACCCCTACGCCGCCCCCTACGCCTACCCCTACGCCTACCCCTACGCCACCCCCTACGCCAACCCCAACTCCACCCGCCCCAGAGGGTTTCCCGCGACCTCCGGGCGACAACGGCATAGGTATTCATTTCGGGTTGGGGGACCGGCTAGTCGGCGCCGCACTTACTGAGGACATTGCTCGAGCGAAAGCCCTGAGGGCCACATGGGGCATGCTCGCCTTCGGCGCCGGGGAAGATGTGATGCTCGAGGCCGCGAAACAGTTGTGGGCGGCGGGCATCATGCCAGTCGTTCGCAAGGTGCTGGGAATTAGCAAGTTGTACGACTTCGCAAGGGACGCCAGACTCCTGCTATCAGCAGGCATCCCTGCCTACATCCAGATTTTCAATGAACCTTCCGACAACCGGGAGTGGGAGAAGGAGCGGCCAGCCGACTTCATGCAGAAATGGGCCGGTCTCTGGGCCCTGAAAGCCAGTGAGGTCGTATCGGCGGGAGGATTCCCTGGGATCCAATGTCTTAGTCCGCCGGAGTTGTTCGCCCTGTTCGCCGTCCTTCCGCCCGATAGTCATATCTGGAAGCGTACGTGGTTCTGCTCCCATAACTACGGCCTCAATCACCCTCCGAGTTGGAAGGAGGACTATTGGTCTGTTCTAGGCTGGCAGACGTTCGCCCGTATGTTTCAGGACTCCTTAGGGTTCGTGCCGCCTATCATCTGCGGGGAAGGGGGATGGCTTTACAAGGCATCGGACGACGATCGCTATCCGAGAGTAGATGATGCCCTACACGCTCAATACCATGGCGAGATGTACCGCTGGTTCCTAGACGGCAAGGTATCCGACGGAAGTCCCTTGCCCGACTACCTGTTCGCGGTCTGCCCTTGGATTCTGAGCGGCCCTAGCGATGAGGCATGGTACGGATTCACCGAAAGGACAAAGACAATAAGCGCCGTGAAGGCGATACCCACGTTTGAACGAGGAACGATGCCACCTGCCCCGCCGACGCCAGAACCGGAAGAGGAGGAACCCGTGAGCACTGAATTGACCGTCTTTGAAGCGTGCCGAATAGTTGGCCTTGAACTGATTGAGGAAAGGCTTGCGCTGGAGAAGTATGTGGGCACGAGCCGCATCAAGACCCGCGGAGCAAGGGAATGGGATGGGATCGTCGTTCACTACACGGCCAGCGACCTAGCGACGCAGACCTGCGCTAGCATCGCAGAATATCACACTAGGGCGAAGACCAAGAAAGGCCGTGGTTATCCCAGCATCGCCTATCACATCCTGGTCGACTGGGAAGCAAAGCCCCACTTCGCGGCGCCGTTCAGGCACATCACGATACACAGCGGGCTAGACACCGGACCAGGGTCTGTGAACGCGGACACCATCGGCATCTCGGTGATGGGACTGAATAAGATCACCGACGTCCAGGTGAGAACGGTGCGCAAGCTGATAGAAGCCCTCGGCTACTGGCGAGCCAACAGTAGGACTACGCCGGCGTACCCGTATGTTCTGCCTCATTGCTATGTGTCTGATACTGCATGCCCTGGCAGATTGAGGGCGGCCTTAGCCGGATGAACGTAGGGTGACTGAAAGCCCGACAAGCATAGGCACTTTACTGCCAAAAGTAAAGGGCCAATGATTGACCAGAGTTCAGGAGGGCATGAATGACTAAATGGACTAGAGCCGAAGACCAGAAACTTCTTTCCCTTCGAGCCGAGAAGCCACCGAGAGAGTGGGTAGAATGCGGTGCGCTCCTTGGTAGGTCTAAGGAAGCTACCAGGTCCCACTACCGCCACATTGCCAAGGGGAACATGGGTGATCCTGCTCCCAATGGGGAGGTAGGCGAGAGGGTGCATGGCATCCCGGTTGCCAAGTTCCTGAAGGCAATCAAGGATAACCCTCAATCCTGTTCCCAATTGTCCCACAAGTTTGACCGCTCTGAGAGAACGATAAGCGACGTGGTCTCTATCTTGGGGGCCATGTCTTATGAGATTATCCAGACGGCAACGGAGGATGTGCTGTGGGCCACCAGGGCTACTTGCGCAGTGCCGCCGCCCCCGACTATTTGGGATGAAGAGTACGGCCAGTTCATCATAGGAATCATCAGCGATACCCATTTTGGCTCTAAGTACGCACAGATCACAAACCTACACCGCTGCATTGAAGAGATGTATCATGACGGGGTTAGGCAGGTACTCTTCTGCGGAGACCTAACGGCAGGAGACAAAATATACCGAGGCCAGATACATGATGTCGTGACGCCTAGCGGCCCAGAACAGGCTGCGCTTGCTATCGCATACCTACCCCAACACGACGGGCTAACGTACTACATGATCGGCGGCAATCACGACTTCGCGTTCATCAAGGAGAATGGCTACAACGTCGTCAGAGATGTGGCAAGCCAGAGGGCTGACATCATATACATGGGCTTTGACCTGGCGGATGTGCCGATGCTACCGGGGACAGACGCAAGGTTGTGGCACCCGATGGGTGGCGTGCCTTACGCCTACTCCTACAAGATGCAGAAGCACGTTGAGGAGATGGCCTTCGCAGAGCTACAGAAGGTCGTCGAGCGGCAACACTCGCCAGCAGTGCGGGTGCTCTTTGCTGGACATCTACATATTAGGGTCCTATTCGACGCCGGGCCAATAGTGTGCGCACAAGTACCCTGCTTTGAGGGCCAGACGCCATATCTGAAGCGCAAGGGCAAGACGCCAGTGATCGGCGGGTTCATCTATGAGTTCAAGATGACAAGCGACGGGCAACTCTTAGAGGACTGGCCACGGCGGAAGAACTTCGCAGAGATCCCCAATGACTATCTCAACTATCCTGTCCCGGTCGAGGAGTCTATCAAGATGGACCCGATCTTCGAGTGGACAGGAGCAAAGGGATAGCGTGAGGCTTTACACGCGCAAACAGGGCTTTCACATGATGTCCGTAATGACTTGAAGAAATCAGGGCTGAGTTTACTTTAATAGTCAGAAGAGAATCCGAGCTTACACGCGCAAATAGAAAGGAGGCAGTAGCAGAAACCTTGACTAGCGGAATCGGCCAGAAAAATAGGGAGGTGACTGACATGGTCGGAAGCATGCTTAGAAATGCAGGGCGAACCCTGCTTATTATCGCTGCTCTGCTCAGCTTGGTCTTCGTGATGATCGCAGCAGCGCCTACGGCACAGACCGAGATCCCGCCCCTCTGTACGTTGCTGACATGGCTGAGAACTATCGAAGGAGTGGTAGCAGCCGTGCCGATCGCCGTGGGGGTGGTCATCTCATTCTTGGTAGAAACGTGGTCCGGTTGGGGTGCGATTGCTCCGAAGGCCAAGAGATGGATTGTGTTCGGAGCGACATTCATCCTACCCATAGCGGCCCTCGGGCTGTCTGCTTTGCTTTGCACCGAGACACTGACCGTAGAAGCCTTCTACGTGGCGTTAGCGGCGGGCTTCATAGCATTCGGCACGAGTACACTGGCTCACGCGCGGCAGCTCTGACAACGAAGAGCGGGGGCTTCGGCCCCCGCTTCATTCTGTGCGCCCAGCGTAACTATCGTGTCGAGGATCATGCGGCTGGACTACTTGAGGGCAAGGGTGATCTCACGTCCTGTGATCGTGATGTGAATCCCAAGGGAGCGCAGGAGAGCCTTCATTTGCGCCACACGATCGGGGTCGTGCCAGGCGGCGAGGATGTCATCTACCGCGGCGAGGTTCTTCCAGTCTTCCTTGAGGCGTTCGGGGTCTACCGTCGCCTTTTCCTTTTCCTGCAGGCGCGTGGCCGTGACTTCGCTAACCTCCTCCAGCCGCAGTTTGTGGGTGTAGAATTCGCTGCGACTTAGCAGACCGTCCTCATAGTCCCGTCTCCACCGATCGAGTGCGCTCCGGTGCCGGTCAAGGGCTTTGCGAAGTTGCTCGATCTCCTGGTTCGGGTTCTCCTTGATTTCGTAGCGGACCATCTCCGGGCGTTCTAACCGGTACTGCAGCCAGGCCGCCACGTGCCCCTCCACGATCTCTAGCCGCATGCTCACCCGCGCGTCATGACGCAGACAGGCGTAGTATCTGGCATCCCCGCTTCTGGCAATCTTCATCAGGCCTCCGCACAGACCGCAATGGACCAACCCGCTCAGGGCATAGACTGTGTACGGCGCCCGAGGTCCCTGCCCCTTCCTGGCCCCCATCTCGCGCTGCGTTCGCTCCCAATCGTCAACGCTGACTAAGGCTTCATGATGCCCGTCGGCGAGGATCCATTCTGAACGCGGCTTGCGCTTGTGCTTGCCATGACGCTTCCAGGCGGTGAACCCTGCATAGAAAGGGTTCCGAAGGATGTACCTCACCGGAGTGACCCAGGTAGGATGCCGTTCGCTGGCGTAGAGGGGTAGTCTCCTCACGATCTCGCTCATAGACTCCCCTTCCAGGTACCAACGATAGATCAACCGCACTACCGCCGCCTCTGGCTCGTAGACCTCCGGAACCTGCCCGTTCTTGCGGTAGCCATAGGGCGTTTTGCCCACGTGCCGGCCAGACTTAACCTCCCGGGTCATGCCCCGATCGTGCCGGGCCCGCAACTCCATGATTTCGTCCTGCGCCTTGGCCCGCTCGATGGAACGCATCCAAAGCCCTGCGCGGTCCCGGTGATTAGAGAAGTCTTTGGGCTCCTGAACTCTGGTGGGCATGGACATAGAGAGGATTTGCACGTTGTAGGAGGCTAGATATTCTTCCAGTTGGGCGACCAGGGCGTCGGTGCGCCCCAGGCGGTCCCGGCCCCTACAGATCAGCAGGTCGATTTGCCCTTCCCTGGCGAGGGTCATTAGAGAGGAATAGGGAGGCATGTCAACGGCGGCGTCGGCCAGGAAGATGTAGTTTCTGGAATGACCGGGGATCACAAGAGGATCGCGGACCTCGTGCCAGCCTTCGTTTTGCTCAATCAGCTCACGGCCGGCGGAGATCTGCGTGGGGATTGAGTCCTTGGTTTCGTCAGCCTGCGGTTTGCTCGAAACGGCTGCCCAGAGGAGACATCGCATAGTAACTATCGGCGATTCGCATCCCGGGCGATCTTCGCCACGTCAATGAGACTATGAATCAACTTCTCCCTTACCGAAGGAGCCGAACGGATGACGTCGATCAGTTCCTTTTCAGAGGGGCTTAGTTCGGGGTTCGGACCCGTGGGCGGTTCATACCAACCCGCCGCCTCATAGAGTACCAGGACGTTCACCTCATAGGCTTGGGCCAGCGCGGCCAGCGTGGACGCTGCTACGCGAGGGCTCTGCCCATCTTCGAGGCGGGAGATGTTGGATCCGCTGATGCCGGAAGCCCGGAAGGCTTCATCAAGCGTCCACCCCTTGTGTTGGCGTAGTTGTCGGAGTTTGCTCCCTAGATTCATGCTTCTATCATACCACAAACGCCCCTAGACTGTCAATGAGCAGGCGGGAAGGGCCTTGAATCCCCTCAAATCTTTAAGATTGGATACCAAAACTTTAACATAAACCCCCTTGACAACTTTCAAAAACAGAGGTATAATGTAGGTAGAAACTTGAAAGGTTTCAATAGCCAAAGCCCCAGAGGGAGAGATAGATCCCGAGACCGGGCCGAGCCGGACGAAGAACCGGACGAGACGCGGGAAGGCCAGAGGGCCGAGGGGGCGGGCAAGCAAGCCAGGAGCCAGGGCTAGAGGTTTAACTGGGAGATAACCCGGAGCGACCGGAGAGAGTACAGAACCGGACCGGGGTAAGGCCCAGGGAGGGGCGGCGGAAGGCGGCCTACCGAAGCGAGAGCGAATGGCACGCAGCCAGAGGCAAGAACGGGGCGCAGGAGCTGGTTGGCTCCTGCTGTGGTGGCCGGAAGCATTCGGGCCACCTAACAGCAGCCAACCGATAATGAAAGGGGGGCGCAATGACTGGGCAGAACGAGAGAATCTGGAGAATCGAGAAGAGAGCACCGATGGGCAAGTGGGAATGGGCCGCCACGATGCCAGGCACGTTTGACGATGCGGCCAGTGCCGCTGCCCAACTGATTGCCACGGATGAGTCAGTCTACTGGACTCGCTTTGCAGAACTTGGAACGCCAATCGAGAGCGGGGTTTACCTTCCTCAGTGGGAAGAGGACGCAGTGGCTCTGAAGAGAGAGTTGTCACCGCTACGATGAACCTAATCACTACCCCAACCGAGGAGGAGATGAAGATGAAGTCAGCACTACTAGCAGCACTCGAAATCAAGTTGCTCGGATTCTAAGCCAGCCAGAACGCAGACGGCATCGCAAGAACTGAAGCAGAACTGGAAGAACTTGCTGCGACCGGCCAGGCCACCGTAGACGACGTGACACTGGCAATCATCAAGATACTGAAGGACCCGATACGCGAAGGGAGAGAATGATGGGTTACTACAACCAGTTATCTGTCCGCGTCATTGAGCAAGGAAACGATCCCAACGGGCCAGACTTTGAGCGCCGGGTCCGCCTAGAAGTGATCCGTGACTGTGCCAAGCTCCACAGCTTGCCGCACTGCAGCCGCCTGTGCTCTCACTGGTATGGCGACGGTTGCCTGCAAAAGGAAGTCATGCCTACCCGCACACCCGAGCAGGCCGCCAAGGACGCCCGATTCCACGGGTGCCAAGCCAAACACGGTATGCTTGCCTGTAACGTATTCTGTGAGGCCCGGCGCTGGCCGGAGTGCCTACTCAATGGCTAGGGATATGAATAGGCAGGGGCTTTGCCCCTGCTGACTGCACCAGGGATACAAAAGCGGCATGGTGCTCAACCGGTGGAAGCCGGGGATACAGGCTCGATTCCTGGGCTGGTGTGGTCAGTAGTGGCAAAGAGGTAAAGGGGAGGAGGGCTGAAATGACTGGGCAAAACAACGGCAAGGAACTGAAGGAGAGGATTGATCGGCAGCTGGAGGACCTAATCCAGAGCGCCGAATCCGCGCGGGCGTCCGAGGCCTTTCAGGAGTACCTCAAGGTCTCGGCCAAGTTCCACAAGTACAGCTTCGGAAACATCATGCTGATCGCGGTCCAAAGGCCTGACGCCACGAAAGTCGCTGGATACCGCAAGTGGCAGGAACTAGGAAGGCAAGTCCTCAAGGGCGAAAAGGGCATCGCGATCCTGGCGCCGGTTCCCCGGTACGCGGAGATCGAGACGGAAGACGGCGAAACTAAGAAGGCGCAAACGGGCATCTGGTTCAAGGGCGTTCACGTGTTCGACATCTCGCAGACGGAGGGCGACGAAATCCCCGAGCTCGATTGGCAGGGCGACGGGCGCGCCAGCAAGGTCGAGGAGGCTTTGCTCCAATACGCTGCGGAGCTTCAGATCGACGTCCAGGAGTACGACTACAGGGGAGGTGCCCTGGGTTGGTCGGCGGGAGGCAAGATCGGCTACACCGACAACGGAAATGTACCGAGGACGATCGCCCATGAGTTGGTTCACGAACTGACTCCCGAGTGGAAGGAAAAGGTTACAGCGGTCCGCGAGGGTTTGACCGATGCGGCGGCGGCGATCATCTGCCTCCACTTCGGGGTAGACGTGAGGGTGAGTTCAGCCAACTACATCGCCAGCTGGAATGAGAATCCGAAGGACCTACTGCCAGCACTCGAAAAGGCGCAGCGGGTCGCGAGTTCGGTGATCGAGAACGTAGAGAGCAGAATCAAAGAGGGGGCGAAATGACGATGACAAAGGCTCAGCTAAGAAAGGCAAGAGTCGCTGCAAGGCAACCTAGAGTAGTCGATCATCAGGGATTCAAGGGGGGCGAAATGACTGGGCAAGTAGATCCTAGAATGACAACCGAACGACCGATAGACAAAGCGATCAGGTTTGTGGCTAGGGATAAGAGGAAGGGAACGATGGCATCAATAGCGGCACAAGAGAGGGAAGAGCGCAGGGCGGTAGAGACCTTTGAGGCCGAGACTGAGCTGATGCTCCGAAAGGCCGAGGCTACCAAGATGTGGGGCTGTGATGAGTGCGGTCAGGCTAAGCCTGTTGAGCAGGTGGATGTGCTTGAGGGCGGAGCGACCATCTGCAAGGAATGCCAGCTTGACCAGATGGAAGAGCCTCAATTCTAAGCCGATAACCGGGGTTACTCCCCGGTTCGTCCGGAATGGCCGCCGGGCGCTGATGAGGCAGGCCAAGTAGAGAGGGAGAGATGAGACTAGATAATGCGCAGCGCATCATTCATGAAGTGAGCGGCAAATCCTACTCCTGGCTCCAAGCGTGGGGCCTGGGGACTATCAAGGCGGCGGTTCGGACTATTGAGAGCCGGGCATCTGCTACCGATAGGGACCGTGAGCTTGCAGAAGATGTCAAGCGCAAGGTCTGGCGAAAGTGGTGAGGGAGCGAAATGACAACAGGAATAGTAGCGGAACTGGTAAGGGCAAAAGATCAGAAGTTCGAGGCCGGTCAGATAGTCATGACGGCGGGCGTATGTGAGAGGGCGGCAGAGGATGACCAGTTCGCGGCGCAGGTTCAAGCATCACTAGCGCGGCACCTGAGTGGCGACTGGGGTGACCTTGAGGAAGAGGATACCCAGGAGAACGAGTTCTCCCTGGACAAGTACCTCCGCCTGTTCTCCTCCTATGTACTTGCTGACGGTGGGAGTTTGTGGATAATCACAGAGGCCGATAGATCGGTGACGACTATGCTCTTCCCGAGCGAATACTGAGCCGAAACCGGCCTTCGGGCCGGTCGTCCCGGACTGGCTGACCGGGGCTGTGAAGATGGCAGGCCACAAAGAGAGGAGAGAACGATGTACGACGGAACCGATAGAACCCAACAGGTCAATGCGTTGAATCAGCTCGCGGAGGAGATGTTTGAGGGCCTCCCCACCGAGGTCGGGCCACTCGATGTCACGCCCGAGGAGGTTCGGACTCTGCTCAACCTCTCCAGTGACCCCCGCGATCACGAGATGCCGGACTGGTTTGACGATCACGATCTAAAGTACCTCGCCGATCAAATCAGGACGCATTTCTCCGACTCGGACTGGCCGCCTGATACGTGCCCGCAGTGTCAGGCCGCGATCCTTCTGCCAGTCGGCAACTCCACAGATCTGAAGTGCCCGAGCTGCGGCTACTATGACCACAACTACCCACAGGAGAATCGCCCTCACATAGAGGAAGGAGAGGATGATGTCTGACAAAGGAAACCAGGGTGAATGGCCGACGAACGATGAACTGATAGAAGCGGTAAGTCTAGGCTGTATGGTCTGTGGTGAACCGGGGTCAGAGCTAGCGGTTGAGGGCCAGCTAGTGGGCAAAAGAACTGGGTATATCAACCCCGACACAGGCGAGATCGTCTGGGGCGACATAAACGCGGAGCACAAGACTGAGAGCATCTACTGCTCTCGATGCGGCGAGACCATCTGGAAGAGATAGCCGAAACCGGGGGCAACCCCGGTCCGTCCGGACTGGCCGCCCGGCGCCGATGAGGCAGAGGCCAAGTAGAGAGAGGAGAGGATACAATGACACACCCCTGGGAAGATGTAGGAGGAACGCCCTGCCCTGAGTGTGGAGAGCCGATGGGCACGATCTGGGTGGGCGCTAGAGAAGTGTCTTCGCGCGGCCCCATCAAAACGGAGTACGTTCAGTACAACGTAGAGCCGCATGGTAGGATGGGCAACAAGAGTCATAGAGAAGATTCTTGCCTGGGCGAACACTGCTTTGTTTGCCACTACAATTCTGAAGAGGTCGATGGTCGGATTATGAAATCAGTCGAACTAAGACCTCTGCGCACAGGGGTGCACAGGTTGCCACCAAGCAAATGGGGGCACCCTGCCACATGACCAAGCATAGCCACGGCGGACCCCGCAAAGGCGCGGGCCTATCCGTTGGGAAGGAACGAGAATCGCTGCGCCCCGATGAATTGGCTATTGACAACTTTCAAGTAATCGGTTATAATAGGGGCAGAATCTTGAGAGGTTGCAAGAAGATGGGCGAACACAATGATACAATGGTCGAGGCCATAGCCCTATCTTCACCTAGTGGGCACATGTCTAAACGAGCACGCAAGGCGGCAGAGGAACGGTTACGGGTAAAGCTGTTTGGACCAAACGGAATGCCCAGACCAAAGGCCAGAGAGTCTACGCCGCAGGAACAGGCCGCCATCCTACGCCAGCGAGCCGCTGACCTGCGACGTCTGGCAGACGGGGGAATGAGGCCCAGGGTTCACCGCAGGGAAGCCGTCAGGTTAGAGCAAGAAGCTGACGAACTAGAGCGTGCTGAAGAGGATATGATAACCCGACCAACCCAGGCAAAGGCGGAGAGATGACAGAAGATCAAGTAGTTGAGCTATTGAAAGAGAGCCAGGGCACGCAGACGGATTGCCAATTCGCCCAACGGTTGGGGGTGGACAACTCCTACCTCAGCAAAGTGTATCACGGCAAGATTCCGATCGGGCGAAAGCTCATAGAGGGCTTGGCTCGGCTGCGGCCGGAAAGGCGGCAGGACCTGGCCCTTTTTTTGCTGGCGGACTTGAAAGTTTCCGCGCTGGTTTGAAATGGTTCAAGGAGGGAGCGGTGATCGGATCAAGAGAACGCAGGGCAAAGAATCGTCGGGAGTATGTGCGGGCCTCTTGGTACGCAGGGCATCAGATAACGCGTATGGCTACTCGCATGCTGAACTTCGGCCAATGCGTCAAGTGGAACGCTGAATACCTGGGCATAGCTACCGATCTGTCACTGATAAGGCATGGCGTAGTCCGCCTGGGGCACTGGGCATGGTAGTGAGAATCACGGGAAACGGAGTGACCTTGACCGGTCCCAGCAACGCAGTGGACCTGGGACCCAAATTCGATGAGGCATTAGCCAAATTAGCCTTCCTGGCACGGAGGAGAAATGTTGGTACTGCTGTTTGCGCTATGGCTTCCGTGGAATCCGTTCTGGTTGCCGACTGTTCTCGCGACATCGGTGAACATGGACGCGCGAACCGTCTACACGACCTGCGAGAGCCCCTTAGCGTGCGCTAGAAGCGACGGTCTGGTCTTCATCTCGCCGGATCCTGACGACTGGATCGTTTGCGGCGGACTGAGACGAACCGTGAATCACGAACTCCAGCATAGCCTCGGATTCACATCAGGACTCTACGAAAGGGCGGACTGGGACGCCTTCTGTGACGTCATCGCAGACATGATCCTCTACGGCCACTACGACGAGCACCAGCGCGGGACGATGCGGACGATGTGCTACGACCCGCCAGAGCTACATGCGGACTTGCCTCTTCTGCTCGGCGGGAAGATTCCTGAGGATTTGGCGCCTTGGTACCCATGGTTCGGAGGGAGTGATGGTCGAGAAAAGTAGGAGTAAGCAGAAAGTCCTCTATGGATCTAGGACCTATCTGAGAGCGGTGTCAGACATCGTGAGTACGCCTTTTGGTCTACGGGGACGCGTCCACATCAAGGGCAAGGATTGTACGGCACGGCATTGGTGGGGTGATCAATGGGCAGCATCCTATCCCTGGCAACCATATCCAGGGATCCCGGTTGGGCAATAGCCTGGGAGGGAGCCATGAATAGCAGGCGAGCGAAGCGACTAGAGCCCCGCGTTTGCAAGGCGGCGCAGTATCTAAGCCGCTCTACTGGAATCGACTCCGACGAAGCGGAACAGGAGATCTGGCTGGGGATCCTCGAGACGGCGAAGAAGCGTTCATTGCTAAGCCAGACTGACGCCTACGTAGTTCAGGCGGGCGTGTACTGGACGCGCAACGAATGGCGCAAGCGGATGTCTCGGGAGAACAGGGAAGTCGTTGTAGAGACAGCCGTCACGGATGACTTTACGGACCTCCTCCAGTCTCAGTCCTACATCCTGCGGTTGATGCGTGGATTGGCCGGGGATCGCGTGGCGAAGGCGCTGGTTGCCGGCCTGATCAGAGGAGAGCGGAAGAACGAGGTCGCCAGGAGGGCCGGGGTTAGTCCGCAGGCGATCTCAGGCGCGCGGAAGAGGGTGCGCGCCGCTATGGAGGCGATAGGATGACGAGAATGAAGCTCTCTGACGTCTTGTGCGCGGCGATGGTCGCCGCGGCTGCCAGCTATTTCGGAATCAGAATTCTTGAGGCTTTTGTGAGGTAGTTGTGATGGTAGACGTCTGCGTCTACTGCGACAGGGAATACCCGGGCATGACCGTATGGGTGAAGAAGAAACTGAAGATGTGGGTGTGCCATGACCGGGCCTGCCAGCAGAAGGCCCGAAACGCCGGATACCGCAAACTAAGATGAATGTAGTGATCACCTTCTGGGAGCCCGGTTTGGCGAAGGTTATTCAGGCCGGAAAGTTGGTCACAGCCTTTTGCATTCATCAAGGCTCTAAGCGGGTCTATGCCTATGACATCCCGCTCGCCGATCGTATGGCGTGCCTCGATTCGTGGGGCGTGGCTCCCTGCGTGCTCCGCGAGATGGACAAAGAGCAGGTCGCCGAAATCCATTTCTACAACTCCGACGAGGATGTGACCTACATCGCCACGGCCAGACGGGTGAGAGAGAGGGGCATCCTACAAAACCACAAACGCCGCGGCGTCTACTACTATCACCTGCCCCTGGCCGAATGGGGCAAAGTCCCAGGTCGACCTTGTACCTATCCCTACACGAGAGAAGTGAGGAGCCTGCAATGGATGGAAGAGGAAAGGAAGCCGAAGGAGCCGGAACCGCTCCAGCTGGGCTTTCTATAGGTCTATTGTGGAGGCCCTTTACGAAGGGTCCCTTGGCGGAGGAAATCATGGAGGCGGTGGGCGTGTATGAAGAGAAGTTGGGCGTTCGCCCTAACTGCTGCCACGTTCACCCGAGCGGCATCCCTGAGGGGTTCGCCGTCGACGGCATCCGGGTCGTCGCGGATCTCGAGGTCTTGCCTCGGGAGTTATGGATTGGAAGGGAGGGGAAGTGACCAGGTGCCGGGTTTGCCCAGGACTTGGCGCCGCACTTGTTCTCCCCAATGGCGGGGGGTATGACCTACCCCCCGCCCTCCTTGGAGAAACGAAATGACGGAATCGGCAGCAATCACAGTCGAATATATCCGCGGAGAATTGGCCCAGATCGCAGAGTTCACTGAGGACTATGACCATGAGTATGCCCATAGGGATGAGGACGCCCTGCGGGACAAAGTCTTACATGCCATAGCCGATGGCGCACCTGATCCCGCAGAATTAGCGGCCGAGGTTCTCAGGTCCGGCGAGATCGTGTTTATAAGGTGGTATACGTGATGACCCCGACAACCAGGAAGAGACTTCTAGCAAAGGGCAGACCGAGCAATCGTGCGGTTCCCCTACTTGTAGCTATCGAGAACTGCGTGGTGATGACCGGGGGCGGAGTAGTCTGGAGGCTAACCCCCTATCAGGCGGAGAAGATGGCCGATGATCTGGTCGATATGGCAGAGCACGCCCGGGTGATGGGGAAGACTCAGTAATGGGAAGGACGGATGACCTGAAGAGGATGTACTACAGCAAGTATGGCAGCGGATGGAAAGAGATCCGCGCCGCTGCCCTCAAGCGGGCAGGGGGCAAATGCGAGATAGGCGACGGGCACTTTCGCGGGCTGTGCACGGCTAGCACAAAGGCTAAGGTCCACGTTCATCACGTCGGAGTCTTCACGTATGTACTCTTTTGGCCCATCCTAAGATTTGAGGACGTAGACTCCCTGTTGCTTTACGCCTATCAGCTCGCATGGATGAAGCGACAAGAGGAACTGGAATGGTACCTCGCGAACACGCCTGCCTTCTTTCCGGTATTGTGCAGCCACCATCATTCTTTGATGGAATATTCGGACAACGCCCAGGCTATGCTGCAATTGCTGATGGGCCGATGAAACCCATGGAGATCAAAGGCCAAGTAAGAGATCAGGCCTCTCATTGTTGTAACAATTTGTAGGGCTTCAAGACGGCCACTGGCGCGAACTATGGGGGCAATGGGTATCTTGACAAGGAGCGGGCGTCCCAGGGTCCGGCGATGGTCAGATCAGGCGCTCGAGCAGTTTCGCAAACGAGTCCACGACCTGCTGAGTGCGGTGCGCTATAGCCCGGAGGAATTGGACTTCGCGATGGACTACAGCGTCCAGGGGAGGATGACCCGCCAGATCCTCAGAGGCCGCCAGCCCTCTCGGCCCTACGTGAAGAAGTTCTCCAGACTAGAAGAGGAGCCACCTCCGGCTAAACCGCAATGGCTGCCCAGGGCCGCGAAACTACTCACCGGGGAGGCGATCCCGGCCTCTATGGTGGAGGGGGAGCGGAAGGCTTGTCTGGAATGCCAGGCCCGGCGAGCAGAGGGGCAGGACGTTGACGAGTTCTTCTTCCCAAGGCATCCGAGCCAGGTCGTTCACAGGCAATGCCGGAAGGCCTGGAGGCGAAGGCGCGATTGGTTCCGCAGGTGTGCAGAACTGGGGTGTGATGTAAAGGGGAGGACGTGCGAGGAGGAAGTGTGTCACCTAAGAAGGACTCCGTGGAGATCACCATAACGGACTGGCAGGAGATCAAGGTCCTTATACCGTGCCTGTTGGCTGCGGGGATTCCTCATTGTCTTGGCAACGGTACGGGACCCCGCCTGGTATTCACCATGGATGCGGCCGACGATGCGCGGCTGCTGGAACTCTGGAATCGGTTGACTGAGCTCCGGATCCAATACCTGGAGGCTAGACAGAGCCAACGGGTGGAACAGCTCAGTTTCCTAGAGGGGAGCGAGGAGGCGGTTGTGCTGTGAAACCTTGGGGCTTGCCCCCGTCGTTTGGCGTCTATCCTATCTCGATACTCACAACGGACTTGGCGGATCATCTGAAACTGACCTACATCATCCTCTATGCGCTGGCCTGGAGGAACGATCATCGGACCGTTCTCCAGAGCACGGAGCAGCTAGCGGAGCTCTTCTCCGAGTTGGAGGGTAGACCCCTGCAGATCAGGGGCATGAGGAAGCGTCTTGAGCTATTGAGCAAGGCTGGTTTCTTGGATCGGGTGAAGACGCGTGGGCGGTGGATAACCGTTCTTAACCTGAGACATGGCACTGGTGGGGTATCTACTGGCACTCAGGGGTGCCACATCTATAGTAATGATGTTGATGCTATAAAAGATACTCTTATACATCAACAACAAGATTCTATATGTGGCACTGTCAGTGCCACTGAAAAGAATCGCCTTTCGTTGGCGGAGGCCGGGATATGGGAACCGACCTGCAGCGAACTAGCAGAACTGGAATGGGTGACGCCGGAGTACGTAGACGATCTTGTGGCCTATATGGGCGCTCAAATGGCCCGGGGCAAGAAACTGGGTACTGGCTGGCTCGTGGAGCAGATCAGGAAAGCGAGGGAGGCGAAATGTCTGACTGGATGACGACGGCGGAGGCGGTACAGGAGACGGGTTATCCTGGGCGCAGCAACGTGAAGACACTGTGCGCGCGTCACGGGATCACGATGCGAAAAGAACGGGGGAAGTGGCTGCTCAAGCGGGAGGAGGTCGAGGCGCTGGCCGACCAGATGAGATACACAGCCGACATGAAAGCGTCAGGGATGAGGCGCTGTTCCCGGTGCCGTGAGTGGAAGGGCCCTGAGGGATTCTACGGCCCGGAGCGGTACTGCATCCTATGCTGCAAGATCAGGAAGGCCGAGAGTAGGAAGGCCGAGAAGCGCAACAACCCCGAGCCGGAACCCCCAGAGGAGATCATCACCGGCGCGCCGGCCCAACCGGATGATAGCCTCAAATACGCCTGCATGGATAGGGGCTTCTACGCCAGGCCCATTCCCCGAGGCCTGACCAAGCACGAGGCGTTCTGCCCTATCTGCGAGGCTCCCCGCTGCATGCTCCGGAGGGACTTGACCCCGGCTGAGGTTATGAGACTGCGCGTCAAAGGGGCGCGAGTGCCAACGGTAGAGACGGTGACGTTGCCGAAGACAGCCCCTTCCTCGAAGGGAAGGACGTTCGCGAGTCGCAAATGAAGCACGGTAGTCTGTTCGCTGGCATTGGAGGATTCGACCTCGGTTTTGAGCGAAACGGGATCGAAACGGTTTGGACGGTAGAGAAGGACAAGAACTGCAATCAGGTACTGGCTACGCACTGGCCGAATGTGAGACGCCATACAGATGTCAAGGAAGTCGGAAGACACAACCTCAGTCCAGTTGACATTATCTCTGGAGGATTCCCCTGCCAAGACGTATCAGTGGCCGGACGCCGTGAGGGATTGGCTGGAGACCGGAGCGGGCTTTGGTTCGAGTTTGCACGCATTGTTGAGGAGATGGCGCCTCAGTGGGTCGTGGTCGAAAACGTCCCCGGCTTGCTTTCGTCTCAAGCAGGCCGAGACTTCCTGGTTGTCCTCCGAGCGCTGGAAGAACTCGGGTATTGTGGAGTCTGGCGCGTGCTTGACTCTCAATACTTCGGAGTACCCCAGCGACGCCGTAGAGTGTTCATTGTTGGAAGTCTTGGAAACGCAAGTAGCGTCGAAGTACTATTTGATGCCGACGGAAAACTTCTGGAGACGGTGGAGGGAGGGTTGGTTTCCAATACTCTTATCGGAAGAGGGACGGTTGATGCCTCTGGAGGAGCCGGCATTAGAAACTTAGTAGTAGCAACGCTACGCACGTCTGGTGGCCCGGACAGCCAATATAGAAATGAATACATAGGCGATCGCCGGAATGGTGGCCTACGACTGAGAAAGCAAACGCCGATAGAATGGGAACGCTTGCAGGGATTCCCTGACGGCTGGACTGAGGGATTGAGTGACAGTGCACGGTACAGATGTTTGGGCAACGCGGTGACGGTAAACGTCGCCGAGTGGATCGGAAGAAGGCTAGTCAATGCTAATCTGCGCTGACTCTAGGGCTGCGCTGGCAGAGATAGAAGAGGGGAGCGTGCAGTGCTGCATTACGTCGCCTCCGTATTGGGGGCTGCGAAGGTACGGCGATGCAGCGGAGATGGTCTTTGGCGGGGATCCTCAATGCGACCACGTTTTCAGCGGAGAGGTCGTTAGCGACATAAGGGAGGACGCAGCCCACGGCAAGACTAGGACCACGGATCGCTTCTATGGTGATGAGTCGAGGCGGTTTGACGGCAATCATCAGAAGCATGTCTCTACTCAGTTCTGCTCCCTCTGCGGCTGCTGGCGTGGTCAGTTCGGATTGGAGCCCACGCCTGAGATGTACGTGGAGCACACGCTGGAGTTTTTGCGGGCAATCTGGCGGGTGCTGAGGGATGACGGGGTTCTTTTTCTTAACCTGGGGGATTCCTATGCGGGCGCAGGCGATAGACGCGGGGGCAAGGGTGATGAGCACGGCCAAGGAAAGAAATGGGCGACCTCCGCAGAGAGTATCGGCCTCAAGCCCAAAGACCTCTGCGGAATCCCCTGGCGCGTAGTCCTCGCGGCACAGGCGGACGGGTGGTATTGGCGGCAAGTAGTTCCCTGGCTGAAGAGAAATCCCATGCCCGAGAGCACCGACGATAGACCCACAACCGCCCATGAATACTTCTTCATGCTGACCAAGAGCGGCAAGCCTACCTACTGGACTCACAGAGACCGGGATGGTGTGCGGAAGAGACCAAAGGCAGACTACCGCTGGCAGAATCAGTTGACCGGAGAAGAAGTCTCGGAAGCCCCTGATGACTGGAAGCAGGTAGTCAAGTGCCCCGACTGTCAAGACGGTGAGATCATCCATGAGCAGTGGGGCGTGTCGTGGGCAGTGGAATGTGAGCGGTGCAAGGGCAAGGGAACTGTTCAACTCTGGAAGCGCGTCAACCTCTGGCGGGGGCATGACTACTACTGGGATGCGGATGCGATAAGGATGCCGGGCACAAGCGGACCATCGGACATCCGCAAGATGGTCGAGAAGAAAGACAGGATCGGCGGCAAGCACAAAACCTTAGACGATCCTCTGTCGAAAGCCAGCGCGAGCACTAACATAGGGCGCAAGCGGGCGGTAGGGAATCCCTCTGGCCGCAACCGCCGCACAACCGACTGGTTCTACGAGTCCATCCGCTACATCCTAGAGGGCGGCGAGCAAATGTTAGTCAGCCCAGAAGGGGATCCCCTGGCCCTGTGCGTGAACACGAGACCATACAAGGGAAGCCATTATGCGACGTTTCCGCCGGGGCTTATTCTGCCGATGATCCTAGCAGGAACCTCTCAGAAGGTCTGCGCTGAGTGCGGGGCGGGGTGGGAGAGGGTGACGGAACGGGAAACAAAAGAACCTAACTATCGCAAGGGAAACAGGCCGGAGACGGAGCACGCATATTGGGGCGAGTCGAATACACGCACTTTGGCAATGGTCCAAGATGTTCATACCCTCGGCTTCCGCCCCACCTGCTCCTGCGGCGATATGGTTGAGTGCGAACGGTGCCACGGCACAGGGATAGACCCAGAGGATGAGCCGGAGATGGCTTGTCGCTATTGCCTCGACGCAGGCTACCAGCCAGAGACGAAGCCTCCAAAGAAGGCTATCATCCTTGACCCCTTTTGTGGTAGGGGCACGGTTCTCAAAGAGGCAAGAGCGCACGGCCGGGATTGGATAGGTATAGACGTCGATCCTCAGTCTATCAAGCTGGCGGAGGAATGGTTGAATCTAGGGGACGTCACCTATGAGATTGACGAAGAGCACTGGATACAGCCGAGGCTAGGTTTACACGCGTAAAGATGAAGAGGGATACATAGTATGAGTGAGGGCTGCGGGCAGAAGATAGGGCCTTTTGATTGCTGCACTATCGTCACGGGCGAAGCTAGTGAGTTTCTAGTCGAATTGCCGGATGAGATAGCAGACTTTCTGCTCTTAGACCCGCCATTCGATGTTCAGGGTTGGACAAGTAGTCATCATGGCTATCAGTTTGCGGCAGGCGCCAATTGGTCGTCGTGGGCACGTCAATGGGTCAGAGAATCCTACCGCATAGCTAAGGATGGGGCCGCGGTATTCGCGGTGGGCAACTATCAGGGATTCCATTACTTGGCATACGAGTTGGCTAGGGCGGGCTTCTCGCATCATAGCGATTATCAGGTCGCATATAAGGGCAGCCGCAAGCGCCCGACATTCAACAAGTTTCACGTCGTAACGGAATCTTGGTTCTATGGGACAAGGGGCGACTCAAACAGGTTCAAACAGCAGCAAGCGACGATAGTTCCCCTGACAGGAAACAATACGCATCTTTCATATTGGCTTGATCCGGACGGGACGGTACGGCGCTGGGAGAAATCCGAACAGCTGCTATCGTACTTTATCGATCTGACCACTGTGCCTGGCCAGCTAGTCATAGACCCATTTGTCGGATCGGGCACTAGCATCCTAGCGGCTTGGCAGGGGGGATGTCATTTCCTGGCGTGTGACATCAATCCCGAGCAAGTGGGGCGCGCCAGGGAGAGGGTGAGGAATACGCAACCGCCGCTATTCGTGATGCGGCCCGAACAACAAACGATGGAATTGTGAGACAACTAGGCAAGGCCGGAACGAACTATACAGTGAGCAAAGTCTACGCCGCACCTCTGGGCGGACCGGCGATGCGGGCTTACCTACGAGTCAGCGAGAAGGCTTGCGAGAGGTTCGGCACCTTGCCCTGCATCGAATGCCCCTTAGAGCCGTTCATCCCTGATAAGGTCCCAGGCTGCGGCGCGGAGATCTGCGAGTCATGCCTTTCCAGGCCAGAGTGTCCTTGTGGCAACCTTAGATTCAGGGATGCACTACTTGAAGAAATAGGAACCCAAGTTACTTTAATAAGTGGATAATCCTTTGAGCGCAGAAGAATCTGCATGACCAAGAAGGGAGAAAACAAATGTCACACCCTTGGGAAGATGTCGGAGGAACGCCCTGCCCCGAGTGTGGAGAGCCAACGGGTACTGTGATGCGTTCGGCTAGGGAGGAGAGGCCGAGTGGTCCGATTGAGATGCGCTATAGGTTCTATAAGGTCGAGCCGCATGGGCGCATGGGCAATGTGAGCAATCACGAAGATCACTTCGTCGGCGTCTATTGCCCGGCTTGTGGGTATGACGATGCTGACTACTCGACTCCAGCAACCTTACGCGAGATAGTCAATCCGCTGATTGAGGCATGTAATGAGTTCCTCGCGTAGCCACGGCGG